TTAAGCCGAGATTAGGTCGCTTATATTGCATTCCAAGGCCCTGGCCAACATTACAGCAGTTACAATGCCCGGCTCATGCAACCCTCGTTCTAGCTTACCCACATGCTGCGGCTCCATACCGGCTTCTACCCCGAGCTTAGTTTGAGTCCATCCCTTCTTAAGTCGGATCGATTTTAGGTTTTCACCAAATGCCTTTATAATGCGCTCATTATCCATTGAGCCACAAACATATACATGATTAGTTATACATAGTTAATCATTTACAATTAATTACATTTGATTAATCAAGTATGATTACATATATTCACCGATGAAGACCCACCTCACGGTGGCGTGATTATGGAGTTATGAAGATCGCCCCGGTTCTCAAGCCGGGGGACTTCTCGTGGACCTCAAAGATATTATTGGTTACAGGATGTTACGCAATAGGGCGCACATGTACAGCGTCTGTTTAATAGCCGCCCGGTTGAGCGACCGGGCTAGTTGTTTCGATGGTAAAGCCCGGCTTATCCAAGCGGGGCCTCCCTGCGACATAAACACAACTAAAAATAACACTGCTCGCTGAGCAAGTAAAAGCGGCCCCCTTAGCTTTATAATTAAGGGTAGGGAAAATGTATGCACATCTCAGGCCCCGATCATTCAGGTCGGGGCTTTTTATGGCAGCTTATTTGCAGCCTAATCTTATATGAAAGGTGCTTATGCTCCCATGTTGGCCGTGCTGGTGGACGACTTCCCGTCATCCGGAGATTGGGTTTATGAAAAAAAGTTTGACGGGTACCGGGCAATTGCTGTTATCCAGGCCGGCAAAGTCTCCCTATATTCCCGTAATGGCATTCTATTAAACAATAACTACCCTTCCGTGCCGGCCGCGCTTACCAAACTGCCGCACGATTGTGTATTGGACGGTGAGGTGATACATATTGACAAAGCAGGCCGGGAAACGTTTCAAGGGCTGCAGCAGTACGGCCAGACCAGGTCTGGAACCATTCAGTACTGCGTATTCGACCTGCTGAAGTTGGGGCGCCAGGATATTACCCACCTACCGCTGCTCCAGCGAAAGGAACTCCTGGCAACATTGGTTAAACCGCTACGATCCAGGGTAATTAAGTATGTGGAGCATGTTGAGGACGGCCGCAAGCTGTTTGCCCAAGCGGAGTCAGAGGGCTGGGAAGGCGTGATTGGGAAGCGGGCAAATGTCACGTATCTACCTGGTAAACGTACGGACTACTTCGTCAAGATCAAAACCAGCAAGCGCCAGGAGGCGATAATATGCGGATACACCGCGCCCGCCGGGAGCCGCAAACATTTTGGCGCGCTTTTATTGGGGGTATATATCGGGAAGGAGCTGCACTACGCGGGTAAGACCGGTACCGGGTTCACGGATCTTGACCTGAAAGAACTGTTTCAGAAGATGCAGCCGCTGATTGGCCCAATGCCGTTTGCCGAGGATGTGAAAAAGAAGTACTACCGGAATGTAGATGTTACATGGCTGAAGCCCGCCCTGGTGTGTGAAATAAAGTTCACGGAATGGACGGGGGACATGAGGATGCGCCACCCCTCTTTCCAGGGGCTCCGAACGGACAAGAAGGCGAAGGAGGTTATTTTAGAACTACCAAAAAGAATAGGGGTATGAAAGGGTGTGATATTGGTTTTCTCTTCCAGGAGTGCAAAACCAAAGACCAACTGATCTTCCAGATCATGAAAATGTCGGATGAACAATACAATGCTTTCCGGCAGGAAATAAGAGACCTCGACCACCAGCGCGGGGAATTGGCGGATTACCGTTGTACTGATGATTCTGAGGCAAAGGGGAGTGATCTGTTTACTCTAGCAGAGGTACCGAAAGGGCAATATTGTTTCCATGAGGGAAAGTAATGGCTCTGACTGCTTAACAGGCGAGGCTTGATTTTAAATGCTACTCCTTGACCATGCTGTATCTCCCCTATTACATTCCCCTTATTATTGGGGTCTTCGGGTAGAGCGCTTAATATCCGAGTATCGGGATCACGCATGACTATTAGGGTTGATCCTCTTTCAAACTCCCAATCGAATAAACACCGTAGACGCGGCGCCAGTGTATATGATTTATCCATCCCCAAAGCTACGATTACCTACAGACAGTACTTTACGGGTTCCCGGAAAACAAAAGCCGCCCTTTTGAGGCGGCCATATCAGTCATTTTGCTGAAGGTCACTTTTCAATGTGCTCTACTTTTACCCCATAAGCATTATCTGCCATTTTGAAAGTAGAAATGCTGTCATGTTTAAGCGCCAATATGTCCAATGTATCGTATCGGATTATAATTTCCACAATTGCCCCATTGCCAAGGGTCGCAAATACATGGTGGGAGCTGTTCAATTCGAAGCCCGGATTTTTGCTATCCATAATTTTTCCGCAATTTAGGAATCATTGTGGGATCATGGGTTAATTTGAAGTTAATGAAAAGCCGCCCTAAAAAGAGCGGCCGTTTATCTATCAACCAAAATCTATGAGGTAATTAGAAATAGCATTTAAGCTCTCCGGTGGTATAAAGATGCGCCTCCGCCTGACGCCGCCGGGTTAGACCTGCCAGTACCTTCTTGTTGCTTTTATTCCACTTCAGGAACTCGCCCGGTATTCGCGGATCTTCCGGATTTGCCAGTACGTACTTTAGTAGGGCACTATCCCCCAGCCCCTCGGCAATCTTATCCAGGTCGATATCTGATCCTACGTTGTAGGCGAAGGATACAAGCGCGTCAAATTGTTGCTGCTGCAATACGGTGTCTTTCGTTAGTACGTTCACGTCATTGACAAACCGTTGAACAATCCGTTTAAACAGATCGTCTGCTCGCCATTGTGCCACCTTATCGCCTTGCTTCACCCTCTTATCGTTCTCGTAAAACGTGTTGCCCCAGCCTATTGTCCACACTCCTGCTTTATCCTGATATGCTTCAAGCCGGCACTGTTCAAATTCTTTTATTAGGGCTGCTCCTTTTTCGCTTAGTGTCATATGATGCTTTTAAGTTTCAATACCACCCCGGCGCCGATTACCCCCGCAACCGCTATCCAGGTTATAATAGCCGCCCGCTGCCAATGCCCTGCGTCCTCTTTCTTTTCGCTCAGCTGTGCCTCTGCCTTATCCGCCCGCTTGGCCTGCTCGTTTGCATCCTGACGGGCCAGGTCAAAGGCATAGTTTGCGGCGGCCAGGGAATCCCGGCAAGACTGCAGCATTGAACTATCAATTACCTTCAGGGTGTCTACCCTAATCTGGCGGGGAGGACACTTGACATAGACTGTATCTATCCTGCCCGTCTCTTTGTCCTGAACCGGGCAAGGGACGCTGTCACCAGGGAGGTAAACCGTTTTGCCCGGGATCACCTGCGCGGGCGCGCACGGGTACTGCTGCCGCATCTTCTGTAGTAATGCCATTTCTGCCTGCCGGGCTTTCTCTTCTTTCGCCGTGCGCTCGGCCGCCAATTGTTCCGCTGACTTACATCCACACAGCCAGATAATTATCACAAATAGTATATACCTCATTGATCCGCTTTAAATATGTTCAATATTCCCTTTCGTACAGCCTTCCCGATTGCTATCAGCATGCTATCTCCAAACCGGCCGATGATCACCGCAGCAATTAGAGCTACGTCATGCTTCCCGCAACTGGCTAGCGCCAGCCAAACCACCCAGGCACACGCGAACGCCACGCTTGAATGAAATATTACCTCCCGCCAGCTTAAATCTCGTTCGTAGTTGAGGGTTGCTAGTTTTGCCAGCAGACCGAGTACGACCCCCGCTGCGTATATTACTAGCTTGATAACGAACGGGCCTTGCTCTTGACTGTTTTCCTGCATCGTATAATGGTTATTAAGATTATGAGGCCCGCGAATACATACTCATTCCAACCGAACTTTTTAGGGTCGAAAAACAGCTCATCCAGGACGTTATTAGTACACAGCCATATCGCGATTGTTGCGGTAGGATCGTTCGGCATGAGGCGTTTAATGAGCAACGCAAGCAGCAGCAGCCCTACTGCGATACACTGGTAAAAGAACCCATGCCATGCGAACGCCCAAAGGTTGTATCCCGCTACAAGTACCAGCAACGCGGCAATAAGTAGCATTCTATTGCTAATCATGGTTGCTTGTCTTTATTTCGATCATCCGGCCGATTGCCCACTACAGATGCCTTGCTCTTAGACATCATAGCAGTTACGCCCATCACAATCGCCAGGTTGCCAAAGATCCACTGCAACCAGTCCTGAGTGGTCTGTGATACGCTCCCCGGCAAGGTGGCAATAGCTTGCGGGCCGTAGGTGGCGAGCGCGGTCAAGGCAGTCGTTACTATAACCATCCATGACGGGCTCGCGTGTTTTACATTGCTGATTAGATTAGCCATACTTATATCGGTTTTCTGTAAACGGTTACTAAATAGTTCCAGGTAATAGTCGTCCCTGCCACGCCTGTAATTGTTATGATCGCATTAGCCCCATTGGGCGTAATGGTTAAGGATGCTGTGCTTAAAGCGGGGTCTGAGACGGTCAGTATTATGTTGGTAACCGACCCACAGGCAATAGATGTTCCGGCAACATTCTTAAAGAAGCCACCCTTTTGGCCAATAATCGTAGCAGCTCCATTCGCCGTTGATCCCATGTATGTGACTTCTACATAGCACATGTCGTTAGTCAACATCGGAACTGTGTGATCGATAGTTGGGGTGGCTGTAGTAGTTACCAACGTCTTGTCTATTAAAGGTGGTGTATATGACATGTTAATTTATTGAATATACCATTGAGTGCCATTAGACTGAATTGTATATGAGGCCCATTGTGTGCTTAATACCTGTGTATTAGATGCGTCAATTAATTCAGCGCCATTGCCTTGTATTGTGACAGTATTGGCATTGTTGATAATCTTCTTGATCACGTAAATCCTCCCGGCACAAGTAGAAGCCGCAGGAAGGGTTAATACGATGTTTGAGATATTATTTGCAAGTAGCATATAATCCGTTGCAGCAACAGTAGTGCTACCGGTGACCGTTCTAATTGGAAATGATACACTACCCCCAACCATTAGGCTGCTGCCGTTGTCTGTTGCTGTGTTCACCAGCATTCTGTTTGTAACGCGAACCGTAGGTGTGCCTGTACTGCCCGCATCAGCATTGATAATAAGCTGATCGGTATTCCCAAACATCCCCATATAGCCCCGCCGGGTACTGTCCGCGTTTTCAAACTGTATCCAGCTGTTTGCATAGCTCGTGAGCGCCCGCGCAGTGATCACATTATTATCACCCACGGTCGAAACACTTCTCGGGATTGTTAAGCTCCCGTCCGCACCGAAGACAAAAGCATATGTGCGACCGTGCCATGCGTTCGCTCCTACGGCTGTAGTTTGAATCTGTATTTCAGTGCCGTGGACGGAGTCCGTAAAATTATTCCGTGCGTACACTATAAAAGCGCCCGAGCTGGGACCAAAATTATTGGTTCCATACCCTCGGAATCCCCAGGAGGAGATTAAATCTCCGTACAGAACCCCTGAAGGTGCATTCTTCGTCCCTCTAGCTTTTCTTACATGCAGATTAGCCAGCCCGGTACTGTTGCTGTAGTTTGTAAACTGTGCGAGATAGCTGGTTGTTCCTTCACTTGTCACTTCAAAAACATGTGGCGGGTCGTTAGGTATCGGCTTTCTGTTATATGTGTAATCTCCGATGGTTAGAGTACTGTCTACGAACACTTGCTTACCTGTGTTTATCAGGACGGCAGTGTCATTGTTAGCTTTGATAACTACATTAGCGCTGTTATTGCTGCCTAAAAATTGTCCAGACGAAACAGTATTCCCATTGACGGACCAACGCGCATTTAAGCTGTCCTTCGCCTGCCCGAAGGTAACCGCATGATTATCCGACACCGCAGGCACTGTTTGGATATTCCCATCGAAAATAGCAGATAAATTTGCGTAGCTTGGAAGGGTACCAACTTGAAGCGGAGCTGCAGAAATACTAGATGTAGCTACCCTAAGTGTGTTATTAATTACTCCATTTCCGGTAATCCAAAAGTTCGCGCTCTGTGCTGCGGCGTTTTGATTTTGAATAAATGTAGAAAGGGCCTGGGTCTTAGTGTAAGACGGCCCGTTAACCGTATCCAATGAGATAAGCCCGGCCCCATCGTCGTTGAAATCCGCAGCCCGGAAAGTCGCCGCCCCCTTAGTCGTGCCGTTAGCCGCCGCGTTCGCAATGCTGAGGGTCAGGTTGCCCGTGAGTGCGCCGCCGCCCGCAAGCGGGGAGGTTGTGCTAATGGTCCTAGATGCGGGTGTTAATTGTGTCCAGTTGGCGGACGAAGTGGTGCCGTTTGCTACATATATATTGGCCCCGCTGATTGCAGTTTGACCCAATAGCCGAGGCGTCCCGGAGATATTCTGCTGTACATTCGGGTAGTTATTCAAAAGAATGCTGGTAAGATTGTCAGCTGTTATGTTTCCTGTGTTACCCTCTATGTAGTTATCATTATTCCCGTTAGCGGATATAGCATGCACAACTGTTCCCGCCTTGTAGATGTTATCCGTAATCTTATTGCCAGTACTGTTATCAAACACCAGCGCTGAGGCGCCAAGGGAATCGAATACGTTTCCTGTTACTAACGAGCGCTTTAGGCCCTGAACATGTAGTGCCTGTCCGGCACAATCGCGGAAAATGTTGTTCGCAATGATATTGGTTTGGGTAGAGTCGCCGGTTGCGCGTTGAAAGTATGCCGCAATGGTCGCGTTACTGTACTGCAACTTATTTCCCATTATCTGAGTACCCCCAGCGGTGTTCACCTTTAATAAGTAGTCCGTCAGGCTCGCGTTATACTGAACAATGTTATTAGCAATCGTTGTATTATGAGTCGCTCCGCCGTCTTGGAAGTCCACATCCAGGCCCCGCGTACTTACCGTGTCGATTACGTTATTCGCCACTAACTCACTATATCCATTGGTTCCATACTTCGTAGGAATGGTCGCGTAAAACGCCTCTATGTTATTACCGGAAACAGAGATACCCAAATCGGAGTTTGTTATCACATTACCGATAATAGTGAAGCCCAGACCCCTTCCCTTGATTCCCGTGCCGCCCACCTTACGCATTGTGTTCCCTGTGACCGTTGCCCACAGAGCGGATGAAATGTAAATACCATTGTTGTATGAACTGTCTATGGTATTGTTAGAGATACTAATGTATGTAGTATTATCCCCTATTAGAATAGGGCAACCAGCGTTCCTGACACGCCCCTTTGTGATCGATCCGAAAACCAGGTAATGTGTAGGATCAACAAACCCATACCCCACTGTCCGAACCCCGAATGCGCCCAGCACATTAGAGGCTATCCCGTTTTTAAATATCCCCTCCTGGACCCAATCATCGAGATTTACATTGCTGCAGGATGAGAAGGTAATCAAGCCGCGTTTGTTCTGCCCGAAAAGGCCTGTTACCGATACGATATTACTACTGTCTACATACAGGTACTGTTTAGGGCTGGAGGGGTCGGAGGTTAAAAAGTATGCATAATCTTCCGGGCCGTCAAAGCGCAGATCTTTAATCACCGATCCATCACATTGTTTTACCACAATCGTGGAGTAGAAAGATTCCGCCTCCTTGATTGTTGCACCCTTACCGTCGAGCACGAAGTTTGTTTTACCCTGAATCGTTACTGAGTCTTCTAACAGGTATGTTGCGCCCGCGCGCAGGGAACAATGGTTGTACTTTGCGATGACAGCCGCAATAGCTGGGGATGAATTCTCCACGCCGGTCGGATCAGCGCCGGCCCAATCAATCAGTACGCCGTCTTCCGCGTTATACACTCGGTGCCAGCCGCTAAATATCAGGATGTTATCAGTTATACCTGTGCCTTTGTTTACAAACAGGCCGCCCCTGTAAGGGTCAGTCACAAACAGAACGACTGAGGCGCCGGTATATGTCGCCAGCTGATCAACAGTACTAACAGTGTCCACCTGCGTCGTTATCGAGTCCGGGATGTTCGTAATATTCCCCCAATGCACTTGCGCCTGGCCGGCCGTCTGTAACTGGGACTTGGTATAGTAAAGTGATCCATTAAATGAAGATATGGCCCACCCTGCGCCGTTCCATGTGTAGATTGGAACAAAAACCGGGTGGCCTACGGTATCCTGTGGACGGATCGTTTGCGCTCCTACCCGTTTACGCGGATTGTTTAGGGTGTCTTTAACCGGCACGTATAGGCCGCCATTGAAGTAAATATTTCCTGGATAGATGAAATCCCCATAAATCGTCTGCGGTGTCTGCGCCGTTGCTTTGAGTCCAAAAGTCAACAGTAGTATGATAAATATCTTTCTCATGCACTAATCGTTTTCGCGTACAGGATAAACAGCGTTTGCCCAGCGTACATTTCAAAACCTGGCAATAATGACAGGGTACTGGTATTTGAATTATATAAATACCCTGCCGGCGGCATGGGCTTTGTCTCATTTTCTATCTGCACAATTCGAACAGCCCCAAGCGGAGTAACCCCGTCAATCTGCGTTAGGGAAATCACATTCTCCCCATCCACACCGGCGGTATATGTCGTCTCAATAACTTGCTCATACATATTGTTGACTGGATTTAAAGGCGGTGGTATGTACGGGTCCGTTGGGTTGTTGTTCGGATTTGTGTTGCTGTTCGGGTTTTGGTCAATGATGTAGTAAACAGATCCGTTATTGCCCAAGTTAGTTGCATATATGATCCCGCTTAAAGTAGTGCGTTGGAACACATTCTGATCCACTACTAAGCTGTCGTCGTACGTATAAACTTGCCCACTTTTAGGTATATCGTTCACGCTATCCACCCCGCTGTCCTGAATCAGCTTATAAAGCAGATCCAATGAGCCATAGCAATTCAGGCATACGTCGAATATGCTTTGTCCGAAAACCGCTGTGAATGTCCTTATTGCCATTATGGTCTGCTTGCGTTAGGATTTACTGTTAATATCCCATCTGCGTCCGTCACGATAGACGGATTGTTAACTATATACCCGTCAGATGTGAGGTTTAGCTTTATAGCCCGGCTTAGAGCCTGTTCCTGCCCGGCTGAATTGAGGTATGCAAATACTCCCACTCCATCTGCCGGGTACTCTTTCCACCAGCCGGGGAACGCGTTTATGGTGTCGGCAACATGCTGTTCATCTGACTCGCCGATCGTCAAGTCCCCGTCTCTAACCTGTAGGTCATTCTGGTACAATGCTATATCTAAACTATTCGCCATGCGTTACGGTTGTATTTTCAAGTTCAGCCCGAATAGTAGGGGTTAATGAGCCTGTTTCTACAGCCGTAGTAACGGCGCTCGTTCCTGCCCCGGTTTGTACGCCGGTATGTACGTGCGTGTTATACTTCTGAATGAAATCATTAACAAGCGTTTCCAGGTTGTTTAGCTTAGTTACCAAGTCTTCCACTTTCACCAAGCCACCAAAATCCCCGTTATTCAGCTTTATAAGCCCTTCTGTTACGTCTATCGTACTATCCCCTACCACGTATCGTATGGCCGACAATTCCGAGTACAGGGCGATGTAGGGTACATTCCGTTTGCTGTATACGACAATCACTGTACTGCCAATTGCCGGTATGTACAGGATACCGTCGTCTACTTCTGCCATTAGCTGCACTCCCGGGATATCCGTTACCGCCTCGCCGCCTATTGCAATGCAATCGCATGCCCGCTCCCCCTCATTTACAGCATCTACGGTGCAGGCGATGATATACACCTCGTCCGTCAGTTGGCGGCCGGCTATCTTCTGTATGGCTTCTGTTATCCCTCTATCACTCATATAGCTACCCCGTTTTTATCAAGCCTTGTGATCAAGTAATCAAGATGAATCACCTGGCGCATGCCGGTATTGACCCCGCCCTGGTAATCAACTGCCTTTACCTTGTACCGCCCATTCCTCTCAGGGAGGATGTCGTCGAGTATATCCACATTGTCCCCCATTCGTACATACGGGATGCCAAACGTGGTAAACTTGCCCTTAAATCCAGTGTAGTAGTACTTCTTTAGTTCGTTCGTTGCTAGCTCTGTTAGTTCTGCAGTAGTGGATACATTCCAGAAATAGAGGGTCCGGCGCTCGCCTGCGGTATTCGGCGCGAACTCCGCCTTTTCGCCCGGCGGCTTCACTTTAGAGATGAACCCATTATCAGACTGCGTAACCAGTACTTCTAAACGCTCATGCTTGGTTTTTTGCTTCCCTGACTTCGTAGTTACTTCCAACTCCTTGCGGTTGATGGAATATGCAACCGCAGATAGTCGGATATCGTCTTTTCGTTTATAATCCAGCTCGTCTGATATGATATTCTGTTGAAACTTAAAGATCTTCTTACCGCTGACGACGGCATCCGATTCGAGGTAAACAATAGAGCCGGAGCGCAGCTCATTACCACGGAAATAACTTTCGAAGTGGTAATCTTTCCGTAGTCGCGCCAATACCTCACAAACCGTCTCATTTTGCGTCCGAAATGCCCCAAATGTGGTCTTTGTCAGCGCATTGACAGTGAAGTCTGTCCCCGCGAGTAAATCCCTCAGAATATCCTCTAAAGTGGCAGTGGCGGGATAGGCCTTGTTGGGGGCAATAATCTGTTTAAGTTTCCACATGTTATCCTCCAACTCCAGTACCACCGGCTTCTTGCTGGTTACCTGAGAGATAAACCCGGTAAACAACACGCTGGTAGTAACCTTTTGATTGCCCTGTACATCAAAGTATTTATAGCCGCCTTCTATCGTTACCTTGTCGCCTTTCAGGAACAGCGGAACGTTATCGGAAAAGCCGCCTAAATTGATGTTGTCGGTCTCACCAACGCCCGCACCAGTTGGCCGCGTCTGCCCATCCCCAAACCGTACCCGTATATTCTTGGGCATGGTGATCTTCGCCTTATTAGTAAGGTCAGCCCAGCTGTCTGAAGCTTCGTATTCTGTAACAAAGTCGTAATGCAGAACAGCCCGTCGCGACGGGTAATCCGTCGTTGGCTGTTGAAAAAAGGTGATATTGGTTACGACTATATACATTATACATTGGTGATCAACAGTTCTATTGGTGTATCGCTCAGGCAGTTGATAGTAAACAGCTGCCTGGAATAACCGCCCGGTTCTTGGGCGAAGGCATAATCCCTAACTACCAGGTTGTACACATCAAGGTTCTGCAGGTACCAGGAAACAGCCACGAGCGGCACAGGCGCGTCCAACATCTGTTTGAGGGCGTGCGTCTCATCGATGGGGTAATGCTGGTTAGAGCCGGTTATTATCCCGTTTATCGTTACCTCATAGTCTCCCATGCCGATATACTCCTTTACCGTACCGTCCCTGCCCTGTATGTCCGTAACGATGATCTTTTTACTTTGTGCGACTGTTACAAGTACCGTCTGCATGGTGATTGACGGAACCCTACGGATTGTTCCATCTGCAAGCTCGTACCTAATCGCATCAAAGGTCAAGTCGGTAAATACGGGGGTCCCAAGGCTTGACTTATACAATACCCGGTCTTTCTCGAACGTCTGGTCAATCTTCCCGTCGTAGCTGTTTGGTTTGGCCGCACTGATTGTTCGAACATTCCCTACATTGTATGCGCGGGTGATCTGATTTACCGTTGTTGATATTATTACCCCTGTAGCCATTCTATTGCCCTGCAACTATTTGAGAGTCATTAACAGCACTTAGCAGTGTCTGCACTACCATTTCCTTTACCTTGCCCGATCCCTCTGCCATGTTCTGCGTTTTTACCGTAAACTCTTTTACCAGGTTATCAATTTTTATATTGATGCTCACAGACTTGTTGCCGGTGACTTTAGTGGTCTCCTTTGGAGGAGGCGTAACTGGTGGCGTAACCCCAGTAGGCTTAGTGACTGGTTTTGGCCCGTTGGCTTCCTCTGCTGTAGATTGGGCGAAATCCGCCATCCCCTCGTCGTACCCTTTTTTGAAGGATAGTGCAAGGTTCTTGGCGCCGTCAAAAACAACAGACTTGGCATCTTCAAACCCTTTGGATATCCGGTTAATATCCATGGTTAACGCCCCCAATACCATTTCCCCGAATGCCATTAGTACCTTGAACGGGACGACAGTTATCCACTCGAAGAAAGCCTTCATAAACTCCCAAATCCCCCACAGAATGGCCCGGAATGTGCCAAAGTGGTTGTAGCAGTAAATCGCAGCCGCCACAAGGAGTCCAACGGCCACGATTACCATCCCAATAGGATTGGCTATCATCGCCTCATTCAACAAAACCTGAGCCCCGGCCCATAACTTCGCAGCGAAGGAAGCCGTCAACATGCCATCACCCAACAGAACTATTGAAGCGTACTGAATGGTCTGCCATATGACATTTATTTTTGTCCATAATGCTATCCCAATCAGTATGCCCTGATATGTCAGATATGATCCAGCCGCCACCAATACAACCTCCCCGATATCGATGAATAATTGTTTGTTTTTCACCGACCAGTCCCAGGCATCCCCAAGCACGCCGATTAAATCTCCGAGACGCTCTAAAATCACATCTATAGCGGGCTTCAAATCGTTGAACATCCTTACCATCAATTGAAACGTGGCATCCTCCAGGTTGGAAATACTTACAGATGTATTATTTGCCATATTCTCCAAACCCCCTGCATAGATCCCGCCTTCATCGTGTGCTTTCTTGAGCGACTGTGTGAGCAGCTCGTAACTGATGTCCATTTCCTTTATCTGCTCGATACTCTTGCCGGTAGCTTGGTGCAAAACCTCATAAATGTTGATTCCAGCAACTGCGAACTGCTTAATATCCTGACTTGTAGCCTTGCCAACGTTCCGAATACCCTGCAGGTTAACAATCATGCCCTCTAACTCAGCATCGCTGCCGCCGGTCGCCGCTATCGCATTCGCCAGGTCCAGAACTGCTTCCCTGGCATCACTGGCACTCACATTCGCTGCTATTAGAGCCTTATTCGCTGCCAGAAGGCTTTCAAAGGCAAATGGGGTCTTTGTCGCGTCCTCCATAGTATTCTGAACCACTTCGACTGCTGCGGCGTTGTCTTTAAGCAGGGTTGTTAAGCCGGTAGTGGCATTTTCAACCTTACTCCCCGCCTCGATCACCTGGTTTATGAACGACATCACTTCATGGACACCGAATGCCGCACCAATAACCCCGCCAAGGGTAAGCATGGTGCTTTCAAGCCCTTTCGCGGCATCATCAGCATTTTTCAGCTTGCCGCTTAACAGGTCCTCCAACGTTAGCGTATATTCGACGTTCGTGTTCATCTATTCGTCCATTTGCTTAGTTTGTATCAGCCAAAATCTTAATCGGCCCCACTCCTTTGCTAATTGTTCGTCTGTCATAGCGTCCGGGTCTAAATGCAGATAGCAGCGGATATAGGCCTCAATATGGCTTTCTTCGCTGCTATCGCTCGTTATCCGGGAGTCGACTATTTTTTTTTGAACTGGTTGGTGCTGAGTTCTATGATTTTAGTAGCAGCTACGCAAGCTCCCAGGAATACCTTGTCATTTTCCGGGCTTTCGCTTAGTATCCGCGGGTCACTTGCTTCTTTTATCAATACTGATTCAAGACACTCGCTCGCGGCAGTCATAGGCCCGGTAATGCTTTTATCCAGCACACGCAGCTTGACGATTCGTGGCGGCTCCTTCATGTACCCCACGATTTGCTCACCGCCTTCCTCCGTCATAAAGACCAGTGGGTGTATTTTGCAGCCATGTACTTTTTCAAGCTCTTCAGCCCTGGCCTGCACCTGTTCATTAGTTAGTTTTTCTGACATAAATTTTGGTTATCGTTCAATTGCCGCTATGATGAGCGGTATAGTTACAAGTAGTTTTGAGTCCCCCTGGCTGGCTTCAAGCGGATCCTCCATGAACTCCACGGACCGCAGAACATCGCGTTCTGTTGTCAATCGGCTTCCCTGGAACACCACCTGAATATCGAACGGGCCAATGGCCAGCGGGTCACGATCCGGAGAGGCGGCGATAATGCGCTTCCATTCGTCGGTGTACAGCTCTACTGATCCTTCGTACTCATAGTTGCCATACCCCCGGCTTATTGGGTGTTGCCCAAATCCATAGTTGTTGTCTTTTTTCAACTTACGCTTGTAGCTTATCTTCGTAATGCCGACTACCGGCACGCCGAACATAACCCAGGATATATTTGCCCACGAGTAGTTGATTCCGTTTATGAGTGGTGTTGCTGGCATTGTTAGTTGATTGCGACGTTAAAGCCTATGTTCACCTGAATGTTGCGCGCCGTGCCGATGGGCACCAGATTGATTGTGATCACCAATAGCTCGGTTTGGAGTACATTTTGGGCAGGATTGATTGCAACCTGGTAGGCGCTTAGCTCACTGTCCCGTATCATCTGAATCAAATTCACTTCAGAATTCCCCTGAAGTGATGCTATGGTTGTAGCGGCCAATGTGCCGTCAGCGTTGAGCGTCAACGGACCATTCAGGTCGAATATCAATGAAGTATAAACGCCCCTTGTGGCCTTCTGAATAGTTCTATTGTCATTGATATAGGCGTAATCAGAGGTCCTGGCAATAGCGGTTCTATTCTCGTTAAAGAAACTACCCGCAACCCCGACGAACTTCCGCAGGAAAGTATAACACTTGTCCTGAAGGGCCGAAAGCAAGCTATCAGTGACAGTAACATCGCTGAACAGCTTCCCGTTGGCGAATGCCAGTGTATCACACTCTACCCCATTGCTGATGTTGAACTTCCGAAGCCAAGCAATACTTTCGCTAACTTTTGCCAACGAGATGGCCCCAAGGGTCGCCCCAAGGGTCGTGATTGACTTCCCGGTAGTCAGGTATAGTAGAGCGCCCAACGCGGCGCCATCCTGCCCTATAACCACACTCACCAGGTTGTCAGACTTAGTGGATAAATCGGTCAGGGTGGAGATATCAGTTACAGCAGCCATATCAGCGGCATAAACCGCGATGATCTCTTTGTGAGCCGCTACCAGGCTATTACAAACGCCGTGTATCAGGTCAACGTCACTGGCAGAATAGGCTGCACTGTCCTTGTACAGACCAACCTGCCGGATGGTGCCATTGGCGTAGTTCTGAATGGTTTGAATCTCAGAAAAGGTGTAAGGAGTCGGTACGGCGAAAAAGCCTACATACAAATTCCCCTGCGGCTGCAGGCGGAAGTATTCGGAAATGTGATAGTGCCAAACGGCCTGCTTGGAAGCCACCCCGCCGGTAAACTGCGTAAGTGTACCGGCCAGCGTGCCGGATGCTGTGGCCGTAAGTGGAGTGCCACTGTTAAAGAACACCCCCATACCTCGCCGGGCAACAATGGTAACCGTAGCTGTATTCGCTTCAGCTGAATACCCGTGCGTGTTCGTCCCTGCGTTTATGATCGCTGTAATGGCGGTCGCTATAGCGTTAACTGTTGTTTCCGCCGCCGTTTTGGTGTACGTGCCAAGATTGACAGTTACGCCAAGAGGCTCGGCAACAGTAAATCCAACCGTGTCCCCATTCACCCCGATTGCAGTAACCAGATAGGAACCTTCTGCTGCCGTTTCATCGCTGTAATTAGCCAGTATCCCAGCAGCTTCTGCGTCCTCGACGCTGAAAAATTGCTTTATCCGGCTGGTTGTAGTAAATCCAGACGGTAAAGAGCCATTAACGCAATAGAACACCAGGCCGGAAATGTGATCCTGACCGGCAAGTGGGCGACCTAAGCCGCCCTGTCCTAAAACGAAACGAATGTTATTAAGCGCCATGATTGTCTTTTGTTAAGCGGATACAGAACGGCCGGTTTCCTCCCAGTTAGCCCCATCGAAGATGAAACTGATGTTCGCCGTCTTCGCTGTGGTCACGGAAAGCGTGCCGGTTGGTAAGAAGCCAGTGCCGAACGTAGCCACGCGAGTGGTACCATCAGGTATCAGGATGAATGTCATCGTATCGCCCACATAAGGGGCCGTGGTTGACGTACCAACGCCGGCCGTAAATGTAACGGCACCAGTCAACGTACCTGGTTTAACAAGGGTATACGATTTTGTGGGGGCAATTGCGATTGTAGCTGCAAAATCGGGCGTTAAGTACTCGTTAGTGCGAATACGATCCGTATTGTCCTTACCTTGATTGATTACCCCAACGTTATTTGTGAAACGTGCTGTAGTAGCCATTATTTCTGTTTTTTGTCTTTCTTGGAATCGGGTTCAGTCGGTTCAGCAGGGGGTGCCGGCGAGCCGTTTTCGCCCTGCTCGGGCTGTGCCGCCGCTTTCAAAGCGTCAATCTCTGATTGCAGCGCCTCCTTCTCGATTTGGAGCGAAAGAACCTGATCAGCTAAAGACGTATTCTCCACGCGGAGTGATTCAATCGCCTCGTTTGCTCCTTCCTCCGGGGCTTCGTATCCCGACATTACCTCATCCCTCGTCTTACGGATGGGATGCAGGTCATTAGGCGAAAAGACCCATTCTCCTTTTGTATTCAGGTAAACATGCTCGATCTCAGGCCTACCCTTTAAGTATTTCCTCAGTGCGTCCATATGGTTATGCGTTGAAGGATGAAGCAGTAAGAGTTGTGAACAGGAAAATCTGTTTGGGGAAGCCATACTGAACGTCGTACTTCATCAACCCTTTCAGGAAAAACAGTTCGCTGTTTGCTTGCAGTCGCTGCAGCTGCAACTGATCATCGGAAACACTGTTCATGCCCACATACAGATTAGATGACGTGTCCATCAGGCCTTCACAGAACAAGATGGTATCATCCGCCATGCCTGCCAGTGGTACAATCTCGTATCCCTTAAACTTGTTGATGCCCCTTTCGGTAGTATTAACACCTTTGAAGGTCAGAGAAGTAGTGATAAAGGTCTGGTAGATCTGTTCTGAGTTGATCGACATGAAGAATTTCATTCTCTCGTACCTGGTGGGGCGGCTTAAAAGAGCCTTATTGTTGGTAGCAGCCAGGTTCAACAGGGCATTCATTGCATCCACAATGTTGTAAACGGAGCCACTGGACGCGGCAGCGCTTAGCGGTAGCGGAGATGGAACCTGGTAGATAGATGAGTCGTTGACCATCTTCTTTAGGAAGCCGTCGAAGAACTTCAGCTGACCATTACCGGTAGAACCGGCGGCAGCGGTGTAAGTTGTTGACCCCATCCAGATACCGGTTTCAATGAACTCTAAGGCGCGATTAAGCCCCATCTGCAGCATGTAGTTCTCAGCCGTTACCGGAAGCTCACGGGCCAGCAGGGTCGGAGAAAGCTGTTCAGCCAACCAGTGTTGTTCAAAGTCACGCGGGTTAAACTCGGTATACACCATTACATCCAGGGGAGTCAGGGACCGACCATCTATCGTGTAGGTGCCGCTGCTTGTTGGGGTGGCTGTACGGGGCTGTAATGGATTGGCGAAGTCAATACGGCCGATAGTGTGGGACTTCTTTATCCCGTCCTGCACATACACGGCTCCTTTCTGAATGGTGTCCATTCCGAAAGTTGCAGGCAGCCAGAAGTAGCTTGCAAAAGTACCGGCATACGCCGTATCACTGATAACTAAAGCCATTTTATGGTATTTTTAAAGATTCTTGTTACTGTTTTGCGGTCTTTGCCTTGATCTTAGCCATCAAGCTGAGGGCATTAGTGGGCAGTTCGTTTGCGTCCAACTTGTTTTCGGTCGGAATTACTACGGCTGCTTTGTTTAGTGGCAATTCTTCCAGTGTAGCCTTGGTATCGTCGAAGTTCTCCGTTGCCTTAACCACCCACTTTGCGATGATCTCTGCATCGTCCTTTATCTTGCCGACCTTTACAAATCCCTGAATCAGGTTCTTGGCCGCGATTTCCTTGGCTTCTTTTTCGGCGGTGTCCTTAGCGGCTTTCAGCTGGTCGCGTTCGGCTTTCATTTCGTCGAACTCCTTTTGTTTGGCAGTCAGGCTGGCTTTTACTTGGTCGATCTCCGCAGTCTTTTCATCAAGTGCTTTCTGATGCAGATTAGCAGCGTCCTTCACCTGCTTTTCCAAACCGATAACCTGGGCTTCGGCCTTGTCGGCCTTGTCCTGAACGCCCTTAATTGCGTTTACGATGGCATCCTCGGGAACGCCTTCAACAAGGCCCAAGGCCATGGTTGTTTTCAGCATATTTGTTGACATTGCTGGTGTTTTTTCGAATTGTTTGTTAAGTATCTTGTTGGCTTCCGACCAGTACACTTTTGAGTTGTTCGCAACTGGTTGCAGGCGCTTTTTGTTGTAGTCGCCGCTTAACTCCACCTCATCGCATAGTTTCAAGGCAAATGCCTCGGATGAGTCCACGAATGTGGTTCGGTTCATCATCGCGTCACATTGTGTTTCAGACATGCCGCTACGGCTGCAGATCATGGTCACAATGGAGAGCTTCATTTTGTTGATTAAGTCCGAATTATCGCCGCCAAAGGGGTTATGGTACATCAGTATACCATAGTCGGCCATGATGCGCTTACGGCCCGCCTGAAAGATCACAGCGGCCATACTTGCGGCAATGCCTACGCAATACGTGTCTACTTTAGTCCGGCTCTTCAGAATTGCGTTGTAGATGGCGTAACCATCCACTACAGAGCCGCCGGGGGAGTTGATCCATACTTGGATGCGATCTTTCCCCATCGTGTCCAGGGTGAGAAGCTCCTGTTGAAACAGGTCTCCGATGATTCCAATACCATCAACGTCATCCACGCCGATATGCCGGTTAATAAGCATTATCGGTTCATCTGCTGACGGATCTATAGTATACACGAAGCTCATCTTACTCAAAGATGAGTAAGTGCTGTCCGGAGGGGCCGGAAGTGATTCACATTTCGTATATTTGAGGGCCTTGATTCGCAAGGCACAGATAAGAATGGACAAGATCAAGATCTACCACAAATACAACGAGGGGCTGAAAGGAGGGCGCTTGACTATCTATTACGACAAACGCCCCTTTAGCCTGGAATGGAAGGATTCGCCGCAATCAGAGGCGCATTACGAGGAATGGGGGTGCGGTCAAATGGATTACTCCAAAGACGCACTAGTTTCAGAGGTGATAGCATATGCTGCTGGGAATGGGGTTAGGCTAACTTCAGACCATTTTGACAACTGGACTACGCAAGGACTAGATTTCAATTTAAAACAAGGGGCTATATTATAAAGGCTACAGAATTGCGATATGGTAATATCGTTAAGAACTCGAAAGGGGAGACAATACAATTTGACCCGACAGACTACATGCCAAACAGCGAATCTGGGCCACTCATAGCATACAATAAGTTAGAATTTCATCCGGTACCGCTATCTGGCTGGCTGTTTTGGCTTGGGTATTACACGGATACTATCGATCCTGGCACTCCCCATGAATCTGTACCTTTCTACACTAATGACAGTCAATTAATGCTATACTGGGATAGTCTTAACCCGATTTGGCAAGGTGTTGAAATGGACCTGCCGTATAATCTGGAATATGTTCACCAGCTGCAGAACCTGTATCACTCTTTAACTGGCGAGGAGCTGAAAATAACACTTCCTAAATGATAAAGACATTAGACCTGAGGCCCCACAGCCTCGTCAAGGATAAACGTACTGCGCAGGTGTTAACACTCCAACAGGCTAGGCTTAATATCGCATATGAAAACCGTTCACCCATTCCTCCGGTTGACGGGGAATGGACAGATGTAGACCCCGCGCCAATAACGGAGGAATGGCTAAAGCGACTAGGATTCTCGCCTGACGTAATGCCCACGTCCGTGGATGACAGCGGGTCGCTGTCAGATGGTGACGACTACTGGATATCAGCGAACGAGAAGTTGGTTATTCGCTTTCAAGAAGGCAAGGCGCACCTGTGGTGGAGATGGTCGGCCACGGCGTTACACGAGCTACAGCGGCTCCACTTAAATGTTACAGGGGAGGAACTTGAACTAAAAGACCTTAATCATGGAAAGTAACAACGAGCGTATTTATCGACAGGCACTGGAAAGGATATTGTTAGAGTTAGAGTATGGGGACCATGGGGAAATCCCCTGGCCCTTCGTAAACAGGGTCGCCGATATTATGAATGAGTCGGGCATTACCTTAGCGAGTAACGATCGGATAAAAGCCTTAGGGCTGTTTATTAAGGAGTCGGAGTTGCCGCATACCTCAAACCCTAATACGAATTCTTTGACCCCGCTAAATGTCTGATCTGTAAATAAAAGAACAGTTATGAATATAGTTGATGCCGTTGATATTTACGGGCACCCAATAACCATAGACTTTGAGAAGATGACTATCGCTGAAATAGATATCCTTATCTACGGTCGGCCATTAACAGGAGAAGAGAGCCTGTTGATAAAGTCATCAGGGGCCGATCCATTATTGGTTGTTAAATACGGGCCTCTTTATCGGCTGCTGCGTACGCAACGCGCCCACAGCCCTTTACAATGGGCACCACAGTTTGGCTAATATGAGTTTTTTGACCCTGCCAAACGCCTGATCCGCTCTATCTCACCGGCGGGCATCGCATCAAAGAACCGCTTAATAATATGGTTCAATGTCTCACTGCGCCCCATTCCATTTGCCTCCCTGTAGCTCTCCAGTAATTGATAATATTTCGGCTTAGGATGAGCTTGTACTTTCCGCTGCGTTGCTGTTGTCCCTCTTTTATCCATAACTACACTATTCGTTGAACATAAAGTACTGTCCTGTATGGGTTAACTACATTGAACGGTGTATTGGTACCCATATTAGCAGTATGAAGCACCGGGTAAGGCCCGGCATCTGTACCGGTACTCCCCATGGCAAACCGCCCGCTACCGGTATCGTCCTGGCTGGTGTCTGGCCCCGTAACCGGCACATCGAGACTCACAGCCGGTAAGTTTGCCTGAACAAGGGTTACCGTTTTTGATCCGCCGAATGTGTCGTAGGGGGTGTCATAGTCCGAATCGCTGCCATTGTATCCCACAGCGGCCCGCCCGCCCATGTTATCCGTTCCGTTCTGGCCGTCGCAGATCGCCCAACCGGCAGTATAAGGATGTATCCCGAGGCCCGTGGTCAGATTGAAGTAATCGTCCAGATCACCGCCGTAAAACTTCCAGTTCCATATCTTTATTTCGCCAATAGCCCCCTGTAGTTTTCGGGTAACATCCACGAAGTCCACGAAGTTACCAGCGCCAGACCCGGATAGCCCCGCTTTGAGGACAATCTTCCGTATTTGATGGACGTTGCGAAGCACCCCATCGGTAAACTGTACGGAATCGGCCACTGCATCCGCAAAGAAAGTTGTGGTTACGACTCCAACAGCGACATTGGGATTGGAAATCGTAAATGATGCCGGATCTACCAGATACACCTCCCCGCCATAGAAAACCGCGCCGGCCGATATAACATAGCTTGACCCTGACCCGGAATTACGGCACCCGGTTAGGATATAAACCTTACCCGAGTCATACGTGGACCCTGCCAGCGCAGCACCCAAAGCACTAATCGCCTCCTGGTACGCAGACTGCAGATGCGTTAAGGTACCTGCCTTTATCGGCATGCCTATCGAGGTCGTTATCGGTGATACATCTACTTTTCTCACTATCAGTATGTTTGAACGTTATATATAATGCCTGCTACTATGTATTGGTTAGCGTAATTCCTGATGATCTTCTCAGCGTTAGCCGCGTTGGGGTCCAGGGCTGCATATAGTACGGCCGGCACCATCAGCGTCATGTTAAAGAAGGTATTAAAATCATAGGCGTTAATTACGAACTCGGATGATGTGTTGCTGTACACTATGGACGAATTACCCTCAATCCCACCCACTACGAAGACCGAAAACGGCTTTTCGTTCACGGATATGTATATATCACTGAGATTAGGCGGCTGCCTAAAAACAGCCCCAAAATACTTGTTAATGGCGTATTCGAAGATCAGCTTATTGCCGGTATACAAAACCCTCTCAAAGACGCCGATAAAGTTCTGTTGAACTACCATCCAGGCTGTTTGGTCTGTGGGGGAGGCAGTGTTGCCGCCGATCAGGCTTTCGTAAACCTTCTGCTTGTAAAGTATCCGGTCGTACTTCGCATACGTCGAACTACCCACCCATGGATTAGCGGTAGATCCGGTCCTGTAGCTGCCCATCCATAGATCACGAACCCACTGTAAAGGCTTTAGCAGGGTCTTAACCCATGCCACCATACGGCTGTACCGCTTATCCGGCGGAAGCATCTGCGGCCCTGTTTGGTCGTAGTTTACGTCGTATATGCTCATTGTTCGTGATCTACTTGGTTATTCCAATCCGGTGAACCATCTGTCTTTTGTGGTATTTCAGCCACCAATGGGCCATCTACCCTGCAATAGCCCAATCCGTTACGTTCGCAGTACCTCTCCGCCTCTTCCTTCGTCTCACCAGACACATATGGCCCATGAAAGTTAGTTAGCTGTCCCGTTGCCGGGTTGATTGCGTCCACGTATGTTACCCATTTTCTCATTCTGGTATGAATTGAAGTGTGTCCGTTAATGTTTGTCCGCTGGTCGTCTCTCCGACCATATACCCTGCTACCGTCGGCCATAAGCGGGAAATGACCTGATTATTAAGTACCAGATAGGTTCCCGAACCAAACGCCACGCCATCTGCGCGGGCCTGAACGTTCTGCAAAAGCACGTCAGTGACCCCGGCAACGCCCCTAATGGCCTGCTCCAGATCGCTTACCCTCATTTGGCCATTAAAGGGCAGCTGAGACAGGAAGCCATTAACCGCCTGGATCACGTTTGATGCTATCACATCGCTGTATTGGCCGTTGTAGAAGACCTGCGCCTGCAGGTACAGCTTGTCGCTGCTCAGGCTGCGTACAGTGTATGTAACCCCCGCCACGCCGATCGTGTTTACGTAGCTTTGCAAGGCCGTAAGCTCATTTGATGCCAGTGCCTCCGGCGGGTCGCTTTTCGCCACCTTAACAATCACGCTATTAGCCAGATCAGTAGTAACGCTACACCGGGTTACTATCCGCAAAGAAGCGTCTGTAATGGGGTACTGAGGTGCAAGATTGACCAGTTGGACCACCTGCGGCACGTCTGCGCTGTACTGGAAGTTGAATATCTGCGCCTGCAGCCATGGGGCCGACCCCGGCGCCGCTTTAGCTACGGTAGACTCAATAGCGGCGCTAAATACGTCCATTAGCTGCTCCAATATCGCAATAGAGGAGGCAACGATATAGGCCCAAACGCGGTAAATGGCCCGTTTACTGGTCGATGTAAGCAAGGGGCTTAGCACCGGGTCCGCCGCCTTGGCATCAAGTATCTGCTGTTCAATCTGTGCTATCTGTCGCGCCATCATTGCGGTATTTTAAAGGTTATGTCATGAATAGGCGTGTTCTCGCGGCCCACAATTGAGTTCACTTCATTTACGACTACCTGCAGCCCGGTTGGTGGCGTTTTATCAATGAACTTCCCTGCGTCCGGATCGTAAGGGCTACCCTTGCTGTCTATGAAGTGGCAAGCGAAGTCTATAGTATATTCGTAAACGTTGTCGTGGTCGTAGCTTTGACTTTCGCCGGTTTTTACCAGCGGGCCGCACGCAGTGGCCTCATAAAGGGACAGTTTGGCCACTATCTTGTCACGCAGATCGAATACTATAAGATCCTGCTCGAAGGTGCCATCCTGTGCATCATAATACTCATGCTCCAGATGTATAGTTACCCCCAGGTCCGCGCCCTGAAAGCCCATCCCAATCTCTTCCCAAACCGGGCTGTTGATCACCTCAACAAACGCGGCCGGCGTGGGGTAGTCGTAGTGCTGCCCCTGTTTGCGGGATTGAATCTGGTTATTCCAGACGCGCACATATTGCAGCTCCGGAATCTCCCGTAGCCGGTTCATTAAGTCCTGTATGGGCTGTTTTATCCCCGCCATATCGCGTCCACTGTTTTATTTATAGTCTTTATCTGCTTGTCCCTCAGTGTCCGGCTATCGCCCATAAATTGCCTTTGCGGTATCCGCACGTTATGCGCGGGAATGATGACCTTTTGAGCGGATTTGGCCTTAGCCATCTTAGAAAATCGGCCCTTTCGATTGAAGTGCAGTATCTTTTCAGCTGCCGGGATGTGTACTACTCCGCCCTCATTGTGAATGGCGGCATAAGGCACGTCCACAACAAAGCGGATCTTTTCAAAAGACTTCTGCCGAAGAGAAGAAGAGACGGCGCGGCGTAACCGGCCCGTCTTAACCAGTATGGCGCGGCTCCGCTCCCTCTTCGTTGAACCGTGGGAGGCCCTGTGTGGTTGCGCCCATGGCTTCAGGCCCGCATCCAACCACCCCTTACGCTTCCATGAATCGGTGAAAAAGTTCTGCGCCTGGTTAGCCAGTAGGGTCGGCAAGTAGTGCTTAACCACCCGCACATTGGCCCGTATAATGTCGAAATTGAACCGGCTTAGCTTCATGCCCTATCGCTTTTAGGTATCGGTAAATCAAAGTTTCTTGCCGCGTACTCTCGATCCTTGGGAGCAACATCGAAATAAGGGTGCTTATCACTAAACACCACCCGATCGATTCCCGGATTCATCTTGAATATGTCCTGCATTTTATCCCCCACCTCGCTTTCTAATCCCTCTATTTTGCTTTTAGACGTGGATCTCCCGTCTTCTAACTGGCGAATGAGGCAACGGCAGTTGAAGTGGTTTAAAGGCGCGTATTTGCGCCAAAACGGGTCATTTACTGGCAACCTAACCCCATTTAGCGGCCGACATATGTCACTGGTGTTCTGATCCATCACCGCGTCGTACTCCAGCATCGGCAGCACGTCCGCGTTTTGCATGATGCTATTCCACTTAACAGCGCAATGCCCCTGCCCAATCGCGGTATCGTATTCAGTTCTGAGCCAAGCGACATTGTACTGATCAAACACTCCCCGAGCGGCTACCTTAAAGTCGGCAAACGGCATTATCGTTTCGCCCTCTGTCAGTAGTTCCGACATTACCTTTACCTGCTGGTAAGTCTTGGCCCCGGAGAACATGTACACATTCTCGCGCATTTCGTCGAGCAGCTCGAAATCCTTTCCACCTACTGCGAAGTCACTCAGACCACCGCCAAAACCCGCGTAAAGACCCTTTTTAATGTAGTCTGCGATAGCATAGTAAAGGGCATCAGGCAGCGCATATGGTTGCACTGACCCGTTGTAAATAGCGGCTAAAAGCCGTGTTATCTGCTCTTCGCTGAACTCAAACATGCCGTTTCTTCTCCTTTAAGGTGCGTTTCAGGTGATCTCTGAACGATTCGTGCATCCGCTGGTTGACTTTCTGCCAGTCCATACCCTCTTTCTCACATACCGCCCCCATGCCGTACTTTGATACCAGATTGCGCCACTGTGCCGGCGTGCGGTTCTGATCAGCCCCAAACATCGCTTCGAACGCCTGCTGTGCGGCACTGATCCGCTCGCCGTTAAGTTCCTGCAGGGCCTTCATTTCCGTTTTGCGCTCAACCTCCGCCATTGCCGCAAATCCCTGCATGGCGGCAAGCGCGACACTCTTATTGATCATTTTCACCCGTTTTATACAGTGATTTCAACCTGTTTTGCACCCTTTCGCTGAATCCTGGCGCTTCTTTGCCTTTGTCGCCGGAAAGGGGGGCTAATGGCACCGGATCAGGGGCCGCTTCTACGGGAATACCGGTTCTTTCTTTGAAATAGGCCCAATCAGGCTTACCGCCCGCGTCCTTTATGACCTTGTAGATATCAGCGGTCTTTTTGTTGCTTTCATCCTCCCGGCGGCGGAATGCCTCTTTCTCCTCATCGTTTTTGAACGCGAAGCGCATGCCCGTTGGAATGTCAAAGCCGAGGTTGCGCATCTTAGGCAGTAGCTGCTTGTTCGTCAATGACTCCAGGAAGCGGCCGTCCTTGGTTTGCTTCGCCAGCATAGCCATGGTGACGGGGTTGTCTTCCTTCGCGCCGCCGGTACCTAGTTGGCCGGGGGTAGAGCTGGCCGCGTCTTCATGGCCTAAAATGAGCTTGGTGACGGTCCTGACGCATCGCTTTTCAAGGTTGTCGTAAGACTCCCACCCGGTACCTCCTAAACGGGTTTCCAGGAAGGAAATGTCGTCCATGGGGTCAATGATGGCATAGCCCGCCGATCCCATGCTCTGTACCGCTGATTCCAGCTCCGCACGTTCGCTCTCCGTGGTCTTAGTAGTCTTGCCTACCCGGTATGGCATGGCGTACAGCTCCACAAAGTCGGCATTGAAGCCTAATGTGTTCCTAAGCAGGATCTCGTATAGGCCTATCTTGTAAAACAGCCCATATCCGCAGGTTGTGGCGCCGTTCTCGCTCTTAGTCTTGGCCCATATGTGCCAATCTGAATACGGCTCTTCAAGGAACTTCACCCCATCCAACGAATAGACATACCGGGCCACGTTGAGCCGGTCCGGACTCACATTCCAGCGGCGAACGATGGATAGATCAGGGAAGGCGTCGTCTTTTATGTCGCCCAAGCTTATCAAGGAGTAACCAAAGAAGATAGCATCTAGGGAATAAGCCAGGTAGTCCGTAAACCAGTCTTGCTCCTGTAAGTACTGCGACAGAACCTCACTCTCAACCCCCTTCTGATCACATATTCTGAAGTCTCTCAGCAGGGAGAGGTCAGACCGGCGCTCCATGAGTGAGAACACATGCCCATTGAGGATAGTGTCTATAAACATCCGCTGCATGCGAACCCTTTGTGGGTACCACGCAAGCTCCGCCTCACTGATTGCCTCCCGCCACATCTGCACATCTTGCCGCAGGCGCTGCAGCTGAACTGGTGATATGATAGAACTAAGGTTGCGGGCCGCTTCCTTGCTTTGAGGTTCAGCTATGATCCCCGGCCGGACTGGCGACCCGCCTAACCCAACTATTGCGGCATTCCGTATGCTCTGTATCCAACCCATATTAATAGCTGTTTACCCTTTTTACATTGCCCCCATACCGTATCCGGCCCCCTTGCCTTGGCTGTTTAACCGGCAATGCAGGGGTTACGTCCCCGTTTGCGCAGTAGCGCAGCCACTGTTTCGCATCGTCATACGCCTTTACCCGCAGGTCCGGTATGTTCCGGGGGCTTATGCGCTTATGTACGTGATACAGGGTAATATCGATCATGTATAGGACCATCTGCTGATCCCTGTTGTCCCCTAACGTCCAGGCCGCGGTATCTGTCGGCAAAGTCCCCGGCAGTATTAGTTGCGGAACAGGATCGCCCCAGTAAGCCACGCCAAACACCTGGTTATCCGGGAACACATTTGGCAGTGGCGCATTTTGATAGGTGCCCGCCTGTAATAACCCTTCATGACTGATTTGTATGGTCGCTATTTTACAGGTATACACGTTGCCATTCCAATACGCCTTGTCCCCCACAACGTAGTTTGAGTAGATGTTGAACATGGGGAATGGCAGGGCGCCATAGTAAACGGCGTTCTGAGCGCCCAAGAGCGCCCATTTGGTCACATCAAAGGCTCCCGTGGTCGTGTCGGTGCATACATAGCCATTCCCAGCGTTTATAACCACATCATTGGGGTTATAAGTGGTTGCGGGCACATATACCGGGAAGTCGATCACAACTCGTTGGGCGGCTCTATAAACCGCTATTGGCGACCACGGGGTGATGTCCGCGAACTCCGCCGATACCTCGTACTTCTGTATCAGGTAGCTGATGCACTCCGCCTGGGCTGCTGACATAGCAGCGTCCAAAATGGACTGATCAGACCCGATAATTTGGTTTAGGTTGTCTGTCTGGATTTGCTTGCGGAAATCGTATGGTATCAGGTATGACATATGCCGGTTGTTGTGCGTTCGTTTACCACATAAAGGACCCCATTCACCACCTTCCATTCTATTACTGAGGTGATTGGGCCGCCGTCATTAAAATCAAAAGACAGATAAGGCCCTTCAGGCATTTTATCCGCCGGCAGTGTTGGTATGTTATTAAACATCTTGCTCATGACTTTTTGCTTTTAAGGTAAGCGGCCAGTGACATTTTGGATACGTGATAACAGCCGCATTTATCACACTCGTAAACCCGCAGCGACTCCAATGGCTGCCCTTTGTGCTTATGTAGGCTTATCGCCTGGCCTTGGGCCTGTAATGCTGTTCTATGTGGTTGCTTTCTGCACATCTGTTTCCCAACCTATGAGTAATTCATATTGTCCGTTGTACTTCGTTCGATCGGCATCCAATTCATTCACCACTCTCACCTCCGCCCTTACATTCCCCAGCAGAATACTCACAAACCCGTGACGGTTCTGGCCATCATAGTGATGGGTCCGCGTCTTTAATCCGGCTTCATTGAGCGCCTTTAACAGCGGAATGGCGGCCTTGTTAGCTACGAATTCGCCGTCACCAAAATCTACCAGCTCGTACTCATCTGTCAATTCGTGATGATGGTTGCAGTAGCGATATTTGTCTGTGCCGTCTGGCTGTGTCATGTTAGTAGCTGTTTTTACTGGTTTGCTTGCCTACTGTGACCTTTACGCCCTTTCCTGTCTTCTGGTAGTCCGTATACTCCGCATTGAAGGCGTAGCACATGAAGTAGTCGTTCGCGTCGGATGTGTGGCCGTATTGCTCATATTTGACGCCTGTCTGCTTGTCCATGACCTTCGTTTTGGCCTTCGTCCCGTCGCTGGCTTCCTTCAGGTACATGTAGTCACTGATCGTCTTGCTGCAGTTGTCCCCTATCACAAACGTTAGTCCGGCGAAGTTGTGCGCAAAGACCTCGTTGATCCAGTTGCCACGCATCACAACCGCCGGGTGGGCATTCGCAACCCGCATTCCGGGCCGGTACTTCGCCAGGCACCTTAGTATGACCACGTAGTCATTATGCCCTTTCTCGCTCCTGGTGTCCTCCTGCATGCCTGACGGGTCGCCGTAGATGAACAGGCCCGCTGCATGCGCCGGATACCGCCTTTCGAACTCCCTACAGACGCTTTCCGTCCGGTTATCGGGCGAGGGTAGGCAGATCTCGTCGATCTGCTCCGCCCTTTTGCCTGCTATCTGCCAAATGGTACAGGTCATATACGGGTTGACGTTGAAGTCAAACGATATGTGGAGAGCCAGTGCCGGATTGTATGCGGTCTCCCCCGTATCCCTAGCCCTTGAAAAGAGCTTGTAGAAGTTGCCCCCGGTCTGCTTCCTGGTCCATAATCCTTTTGCATATACGGAGTACAGGTAAGTGTTGGTAGTCTTGTAGGCCTCTATCGCGGCTTTAACTGCCAGCGGTAACCACCTGTTGTCCTGGTAAACCGAATGGTGAACCGTTACACTAAACTCGAACGGCTTGCCCTCAACCTCTATCTCTATCGTGGTGCGGTAGCTCAATTGGTCCTGCCCCTTGAAGAAGCGCTTCCAAAACCAGCTGTCCTCAAAATCACCCTCTATCTCGGGGTTGATGCTGAAGTACTCTTGCAGCACATCAGCCTTGTTGGACCTCAATGTGAGGGTGATAGTCGCAAAGTCCTCTTCCTCCGGTATATCCTCTTCATACCACACACAAGTGGGGTCTTTGATGGACTTCAACGAGCCAGGATCGTCCCCGCCCCTGGCTATGAACTTGTTACCATTGATGCACATGATGCGCATCGGGTTTGCCCTGAAAATAAAGAGCTCTTGTAGGCCCAGCGTGATGATTGTCTGCCTTATGTTCTCGTAACTACTCTCTAGTATCGCGTTGTACCGCTTTCGGTACAGTATGCACTTAAAATAGTTGTGAGTGAGGCAGTTATATACTAGCTGTTTAGCGATGTAATCTGACTTCCCGGACCCTCTCGACCCGTAAAGTACCACGTACCGGTCCACACACTTTGTAAGGCCTATAAACTTCTCATTGATGATCTTCCGCCACTTAGGCCATACTACCTTTATCATTCGTCATCATCCGGCGTTTCAACAATGATCGTCTTTTGCTCAACCTCCTTCTTGTCAGCCAGGCCCAAGTCACGGGCTATGATGTTGGCGTGAAGCAGCCCAGCAGCAGCGCCCTCGAACTTCTGTGTATATATGATCTTACCTATACGTGTTATGACTTGGGAAAAAGCTTTATATGTCTCATTGGTTTTGTACTCCCTTAAGGAGTCAATATCCAAGAATGTTTCCAGTCCATCCCAGGTGTATGGCCGCATTTTCTCTACTTCGCACCTTTCGGCATCCCTACCATAAAACTCAATGGCGATTAGGGGGTTATTGTCCACCCACTCGAAGTATTCGCAAGCTGCTGCCCACAAGTCCTCAGGAGAGGAAAAAATCTTATCCCTTCCGTGCTTTGATCTCTGCTTCCAAAACTGATTGCCTAATGGTGCTCCCATACTAATGTCCCTCCTGTACGAAAATGCCCAACTCAGCTACGCCTATCCCAACCCGGGTAACCGTTACCCGATTCCCACAACAACTACACTCTCCAGGAGTCACATCGACCCCAAACAGCAGGCCTTCGCCTGGTTGAGCGAATTGGAAGCTTGCGGATATGTGCTTTCCGAACATTTTCATTAATTCCGTAATTTATAATAGGTGAATACTAAGAAGAGCAGGGTGACGCCGGTAATGGTTAGTGGGGTTAGGTAATACGGCGCGTGGATAATGGGGTATACTTTCTTTATGAGGATTGTGGCCGATAAGCCCAACAATCCAATCATCAATGCCGCCCCGAGTATCTTATCCACCATACCATGCATTTCAACGAAGATACAAAATTGTTTGTATTTTCAAAATGTTTCGAAAGTATGATACATATCGTCTATATGATTATTACAGAACTATTTGGACAAAAGAAAGCCCGGTGGTTATTCCGGGCAATTGTTAAAATAGTATCATATTCAGCGGCAAATGGGGGTCTTATCGCATGATTGTTCGGCTCTCAGCGGTGCTGATTGGTGTTAAATTACCTTAAAACCTAACATGCCAGTCGTACAAGCGCTTATCCTCCCCGACCTTCTTTAACGCTATACAGCGGCCATAGATCCCCAGCCGATAGTCTTTCATGGTCACACCGTCCTTTAGCCCAAACGTGAGCCAGTTTTTCAGTATCTTCCTACGGGCCGATGCCCTCTTATTGTATGGGAACTGCCCGTACACTTCGTAATGCGGCATCTGTGCCAGATACCTGACCAGTTTACGAATAGACGGGTAGGTTATATCATCGAATACAACTACCCCGCCCACGTCCATCATTCGGTCAATCAGGAAGAAGTCGGTCATCAACCAATCAATCATTTTCGTGGAGTCAATGTATGCAAAGTCCAGGCGCCGGCCTTCAGCTGCCAATCGGGGTAATACTGTATGCGAAAAGTCCTCAAAGAACTCGATTTCATAGCCGCCCTGTTTAACCAGATCCAGGCCGTTATTGTCATAGTTTCCGGTCTCAAACGGGTCCATGGAAGTTAGCCGGCCGGCGTTTTCTGCCAGGGCCTCGGCAATTGCCAGGGAGGAAATGCCGTATGCCATCCCCACCTCTACGGCTGATTTGAATTTATTCTCCCGAATGATCTTTTGCAGGAACTCGCATTGCGGGATTGGCGTTTCTCCGCCGATTGTAACTGTTTGTTTTCTGCTATTGATGTACTTCCCAGTTTTGTCTATCTCCTCTAAAATAGGGTGCATATAGTTGAATTATTTTGACGAAAAATTAAGCAGCTCCCAGTTGTTCACATTTGACCAATCGCCGCCCTTATAATGTACCGTAGCACCGTATGAGGTGCGTATTGTCGCACCCATCCGGTTCTGTGCGTCTACATAGGATACAATTCTAAACAGGCTATCCCCGAGGTAGTCTACCCTGTCGGGGACGTGTGGGAAGTCAGCAGTCGCGGGCGTAGCTAATTTGGCCTTCACGAACACCTTTGCTATCGTAAATGCTTCTGTACTCATCTGCGAAACCTCTTTTGGTTTGATGGAGCAGGAGGCGAGAAATAACGGCAGGACGAATAGGATTTGTTTCATAGCTTCTTTTTAACAATTACATTCTGATCTATCCACATAGGTTTTATTCCCGTTGCTGTTCATATAATAACATCCACCATCAGGACCCTTATAAAGCTGATGGCCGTTGTGGCTTCCGCAGCCAGACGAGCCAGGATTATTTGAGTCTTTGGAGCATGCAAACAAAGCAATTGAAAGGATAAGTAGCAGTTTTTTCATTTCGTGTATTTTGGTTATTTTTTCTCTACGCATATACGTTGCGGATACTCACTTCAATTTAGCGACTATAATATACTTATTCGAGTAACACAAACGTTTTATTTTGGATTATAGCCGTCAGCTATAATGAACAATTTAGTATTTTAGTCGTCCGTTCGCTGTGATCAACATGATCCTTTGAAACCCGGACTGCCGTTTAACCCTTCATAACTCCATCTTCATTAATTAACGGGACAAAACACCGAATAGATTTCTATTGTCAACCTAACACCACTGAGTTTATGAAAAAAAAGAAAGCTGTTACCAAGAAGACCCCTAAGCCGCTCATAGTGCTTTCCACTAAGCGTTTAACCTTTCATTTACCAGCCCTTCCAATTGCTTCTGGACTACAGTCACCGCCTGACCCGTCGAACGAGCAAGTAGCTCCGCCACAGCAGAAAGGATAACGGCATTGGTTTCTCGTATTATTCTTAATTCATCACCAACATTCACCTGCACATATTCTGTGCTATCTATTAGCATAGCTCCATCGCCTTTCAGAAGCCACGCGTGACTTACGGCTTCAAAGGTTTCTGTTATCGCCTTTACAATATCCGTAGGGACGCTGGGGTATTTATTGGACCTGGGGTCCAGGTTGAATATACGGTTGAACTTCTGTTGGGACACCTCATGTCCCGCCTCGTTCAATAGACGTACGAATTTCGACACATTACCTTTTGCATAATGGTCTACTAACTGATGGACACGTGCGTTCATGCCCTGTAATTCCGTTTTCATAAATCAATCTATGGTTTCATTTTTTTACCGTATATCTGCTCCTCTCGATCCTTTCTTCTCTTCAAAGGGCCAAATCTACAAACAAATAACAAACAATAATATTCATTACTCACTAATTACCAACATAACTACACTATTTTAAAAAATAGTTACCAAAATGTTTGTTACTATACAAACTTGTTTGTAATATTGTACTGTAATCGTACAACAAACGTACAACGCGATACACAGATTACCAAATCTTATACCACAAAATCATTATGAGTTTACTTTCTAAAGACAAAGTGCAGGAGATACGGGGGGTGCTGGACCAGGTGAAGAGAACCCAAGGGGGTATTGCCGAAATATGCCGGCAGGTAGACGTGAAGAGGCGGACGGTTTACTCTGTGTTGAATGGGGAGTCTTCAGACTTTGAATCTCTCAGGAAGGTGGTAAATGCAGCCAAGAAGCATCTGAAGAATCGCGCAAAGGAAATCCAATCACTCTAACCACTCAATCCACCCACTATGAACACAGAATCAATTTGCGCCCAACTCCGCAGTATAGCCACTAAGCAAGATATCGTGGACTTTCTGGAGTCTTTCCATCAGGCAAAGGTGCCTGCCCGATACTTTACGGACGAAGAAGATGCCGCGATATGCATAGTATCCCATGTTTACTGCTGCGACTATGAGACTAACGAATACCGTACCGGCGACATCTCCGCTGACGACATTTCAGACGATCAACTGAATTATGTTCTTCTCCTCATCGCTGATTTGGCTCCCGTTCAATCAATTGCCGCTTAACTCTATAACTCACCACTATGAACAAGACAACCGTTCGGATTTTAGACTACGCTTTCACCGTAGAATACTGCTCAGAAGGCAACTACGGCCTCAAAATAGAATGCATAATGCCTTGGGGTGAAGAGGTGTTGGCCTACGGTCAGCTGACTGAAAGGGACGGCACTTGGGTGCTGGTGGGTATGACGTTCGAGGATGCGCACGATGAGGTGACTTTACGGGACTTCTTCAGCGGTCTGCTGAAGGTGCGGGGATTCGCCTACCCACAGGCGATCGAGGACTTCCGGTTGATCAACCAGCTTGACCAGCAGATAGAAGATCTGCGCAACCACTTTAAACCAGCGATTTAATCACCTATAAACTGTCTGAAGATGAAAGAAGTTACCAAAAGCGAATTCTACAACTTCATAGGGCCAAGAGACCTTGCATGTAGCGTTCAGGGTGATTACCCCTATACAACGCTTTGGAAGGACAGATACGGAAATCTCTACGCAAAACATGTAGAATCCTACCCTTCTGATGGCTTATGGCCGTTGGTTGACACGTACTTAATTAACTCCTTATAACGAATTCATAGTGGCCCGAAACCTTCGGCGCCGCTTTAACCTCTCCGGAATATCCGGATAACTCAACTAGCTCGAATATTTCGAGCAGTTCACCAAATAAATAAAATTCAACATGGGTCTTGATACTACACACGATGCCTGGCACGGCGCATATTCAGCATTTAGCCGCTGGCGGCACTACATAGCAGAATTAGCAGGATATGGCAACCTCACATCATACCAAGGATTTGGTGGTGCCATCCCGACAGAACTAATGGATAAAGACGGCTTGCGTGTGCTTCTCTCTCACTCTGACTGTGATGGCGAGTTATCGCCTTCTGAATGTGAGGCTATCGCAAAAGACCTAGAAGAACTGCTGCCAAAGATGAGGGGAAATCTTGGCGGCCACATTGGAGATGTCAAAGAAAAGACAGAGCAGTTCATTAATGGCTGCAAGTTGGCCGCTTCAAGGAATGAAACGATGGAATTTAATTAAACGCTTCACCAACAAACCACAAACACATGAACTACACTTTAATCCCTTCTATAGCGCTTACGGCTCTCTTTGCTGCCGCTTTCCTTCGGTATGCTATACCGGTTATTATAATCCCTGGACTGCGGGATTTGTTCACCTCTAAAGTCGCCAAATAGTCATGCAGAAAAAGATTGCTTTGATCATGCCAGCGATTGCAGGGCTACTCCTCAGTATGAATGACAGGACCGACCCAGGGCTGATTGTGATTAACCACGGACGCCCATCGGGTCCTGAAGAAGAAGACAAAACGGAGTCAAAATCTGCGCAAGCTTCCGCCATACACGTTCCATCCTCGTTCAAGGAAGACGACACAATCCGGACATTCATTGTCAAAGGCCAGCCGATACAGGCCCGCTCCCTGAAAATGGCAAAGAAAATCTATTCACACACCTCTAAAGTTTCAAACAATGGGTAAGCCGATAAACGACCTCCTTTTCGCTATCGAATCCTGCGACAATACCGAACTGGATTCCTACCTGTCCACCAATGATCTGGACACCATACGGAAGGATTTTGACGACCTTATTGAGGATATAAAGAACCAAGACCTTAAGGCCTTCACAATGGCAGCAATGCAGGGACTACTTGCAAGTTCTGATAATTTGGCCGTCATCAATAGATTAGCCAATAATGGGGGGACTTCATCTACCGAGGCGTTCGGTAAGACGGCAGTATCATTTGCCCGCGCCACTCTTGCAGAACTTCAAAAACAGCAGTCATGAAATGTGACGATTGCCTGCACTGCGGTCACGAGCCGTCAGGGGATGAGGAAACAGTAGAAAATGATGAATGGTGGTGTAGTATGGGCAAATGGGCGGGATGGCTGGCAAAGGGAGAGCCGTTCAGACCTAAAGACCCTTGGAGCGACTGCGAACAGTTTGAGCAAAAATCAAAAGAAACAAAATAGCCAGATGCGCTAACATCTGGCTTGAAGTAAATCACATTGTAAACTCTTAAAGCGAAGATATGGAAAATATTGAAACAAAACATTCTCCAGGGCCGTGGACATTGGATGCCGACTGGAATACACTCATGGAAGTCCCCGGGGCTGGCAATATATCTGCGTTTAATTCCTTTTCCAGTTGGATTCGCGACGCCAACAGGTGCATTTTAGCGGATGTTAAGGCTTATGAGGCCGAAGGATTCGTTAAACCATCCTCTGGTCAATATGAAGCCAATGCGCGGCTGTTGTGTGCCGCCCCTCTCCTGCTCTCTGCACTCATGGAGGCTGTGAAACATGCGGATGAAGCTATTGCGGAAGACCTGGCCGACTATAATACCTGCAAACCAGCGGACACGCTGCTCGAGGCCCCGGCCTCTTGGTATCCCTCTTGGTACGCAGGCGCTAAAGACGCTATTCTTTCAGCTACAAACACACAGCCATGACCTACACTGTTAACGACATAGAGCTAGATCAGTTCTGGTATGCGGATCGATCCTTGGCTGTCTTCTATTTCATCAAAGACGATCTGCATAAAAAGGGCTTATTGCTCCCTGAATCATCCCTATCACAGGCGCTTAAGGAAATCGGATTGGTAAAAGACTACAACGTCAATACGGCGGAGGTAAGACTTGGGAATATGGCCCCTTACATCACCCTGACCAATTACATGGAAAACTACCTGGATGAGGAGCTCGCCGAAAAGCTGGTTATCAATTACCTGAACAACAAAACATCAAAACCATGACACTGCATCCCTTATTCGCTCAAATAATCGCCGTATTCGCGGCGCCCCTGCACCAAAAGACTGCCAGACAGGTACAGGCAGTGAAGGAAGACAAGATATTGGTAGAAGACTGGATCTTTGAAATGGGCATGTTCGTAGCCCACCTATATAAGAAGTCATGGGGCGACCGCTGCATCTGTCACCGGGCTGCTTATCCCTCCTGTATGTTTCAGGAGTGGTGTAAAGACAACTACTCCTACGAATATTGGCCTATATGGTGGGCAAAGTTACGGGAAGTCGGACAGCGGGGCGTAGTTGAGGCATTCATTAGATCAAACGAAAGCGCCCTTTCCAAACAGATGGACAACTACAAAAAATCTTCAACGACAGATACAGGTTTAGATACCAAAACCGGCCGTTGATCACGGCGGCCGGGTATTTTCTCACAAACAAAACAATTCACAATGTCAGAATATAAAGTAGGCGGCAAGGTGATAGCTATACAGGATCATTCTTGTGGCCGCTTTAAAAAGGGGAAAGTTTATCCAATATTGGGGCTTAAGAGCGCCCCGTGCTGCCAAATGCCGTTGATTGACATTGGAATCCCTCAAACGCGTTCCGGAATGGAATGCACAGCCTGTGGCGGATTTTATGGGGACAATGATCAAAACATGTGGTTTCAAAGAAAGGCCTTTGTTCCCCTTGACCAAATCGAGTCACCACAGGTCACCTACACCAAAATAATTGAACAACTTCCTGTTGGGGCTAACTAATCTCCTAACCATGAAAAAAAGATCTATATGCTCACTCGTATTATACTATTCGGCCTTGGCGCTGTACTTGCTGCCTTCGTTTTCTTCCTTCTTTATCTCAATCCTAAAAGGCGCGACGAGCCGCTTTACAAGGACGAGGACGAGTATAAAGACTTCATTGGGTTATAATAACATAAAAAACTGAAACGATGAACAGAGAGATAAAATTTCGGTTATGGGACGAGCGCAAGATGCATCTTCCTGAATATTCTGAAGATGATAATTTTTATCTATCAGCAGATGGAACCCCGAAAATGATATTGGAAGTAGGCGCAGAAGGGCACAGAGAGGCCGCCTACTTACATGGTAGATGCATACTTATGCAGTTTACAGGCCTCCAGGACAAAAACGGAGTGGACATATACGAAGGCGACATATTGAAGGCAACTAAATACGTGGACTGGATATCACAAGTCAAATGCATACCCGGTGCATTCGTTGTCTCCATCCCTGAATCAATAAGGGGAGTATCAATGATGGAACGGGTACAGCCATTGAGCTCATTCGTATACGAGCACTACGAATGGATAGTAATTGGGAACATCTATGATAATCCAGAGCTTCCTAAATGATTCCACACCTCTTCATAATGTCTCTGATAGTAATGTGTTTTCAAATAATTAGAATACTGTATGGCAGGAAGGATAAGAATAGAGGTTGACGGGAAACAGGTGGCAGATAGAAATTACTCATCCCTGGCAAAGAGACAAGAAATTATTAACGAATTCCTTGATAAAAATGAAAAGATCGAAATATACATCAATCCGGATGAACAGCAAGACAAACGACCTATTCCTTTTGATTTCCGGCGCGGTGTTAACGATATTATTGATCGCAGTGGTGATCTACTGCGCTCTGCATAGCAGGTATTAACGTGGCACAGTGGAATAGTGATTGTTTTGGTTTTCATAACATGGGATTTACACGCCGCCCGTTTCTACCGGTGGCACTTAATCGAAGTTCTTTGAATCAACATATTGTGCCGGTGTAGGAGGTTAGCCGGATAAGAATATACCCCGTGATACTCGGGACGCTTTCTGACCGAACCGGCACAACTCATTCCATATCGCTTGTGGTTATAGGGTGAACTACCGCTGATTTGTGTACGCGATTAGTGAGGACTCCGGGGCGGAGCCGGAGGCGGTAGCAAATGTATAGGTATAGGGATAATAAATGAAAACGGATGCGTGTCTACGCAACCGTAGATTTTAACCTTTTAAATGAACAGGTGACGGAATGTTGGACGCTCGTCATGTGCTCCCGAAACTCAAGCGGTTGAGCTGGGCGGATGGAAACGGCAGCGGCTGAGCCGGATTACAATGCAGGTGCAAGCCCTGCCCTGTTCACGAGGACCGATAGGTACATGGAAGTTGCCAACGCCCCAAAGTCTTGCAGTCGGTTTAAAGGACGGGGTGGGCTGGTTGGAATCCAGCCATAGAACGTGTATGCAGGGTCTTTAAGAGTGTGATTGCAAAGCAATACAATCGAACGAAGACTCTTTAACCAGCCAGATTAGCTCAATTGGTAGAGCGCCGGTTTTGTACTCCGGGGGTTGCGGGTTCGAGTCCTGCATCTGGCTCCAGGGGGTGCCAAGAATCGTAGAAAAGCTACGCAGATTCGCGGCACGGCCCCGATGTATTACGATAGTTGTTTTTAAAACGCCTCTCCCTGGGCCATAATGGGGGATATACGGGAAGAACCCGCTTTAATCATTCGTAGTTACAACCATTTAAATGAACAATTACCGCGAAACACAAATGCACGACGATCCGAACGCGCAGACAGCAGATGTACAGGAAGAAACACCTGTAAGCACTGAAACGCCTGCAGCAGAGTAACAATCATTCAACGGACAGGAACCAGGCCGGTTAACCCTAGAGGTACGGTTTTGACGGCCGGCCTGGTTTTAAACAGATCACTTTAACACTTTTTATATGCAAAAAGGATCAATCGTTATCTGCTTAATGGACGGCACATGGGAGTATGTGGAGACAAAGGAGACGTCCACGGGGCCACGGTACGGCGACCAAACGGTAGTATCCGGATTCCAAGGTGACGGGCTTTATCTGGAGTTTGAAGAATACCCGGCTCTCTGTTCGGATGGCTTACCCAACTCGTGGGATAGAACCTACTTCCGTGAAGTACAACCGCCCATGACCGTGCAGATCGAAGACATTATTTCTGAACCACAAACCGTTTGATATGCCAGACGAATCAATAGAACACTTAGCAGCAACTCTCAAATGGGAACTGCATCAATTCATGGCCAGCATTGACAGCTACACAAAAGAAGTAGAAGTTCGGGCCACGGACGAACACGGAAATGAATACTCCGCATCAGCTATATACTGTTGTGGGGAGATTGAAAACGTAACAGATGTTGAAAAAATATGAAACCGGCAATTACACTTATTAACGAAGAACGAATCCGGCAGGCATTCGATGAGGGGTATACCCCAGCGCATGATGACCAGCACACCAATGGAGAATTGGCTTATGCCGCTGCCTCGTACGCCAGAAATCACGATGCCCTGCCCGGGATAAAGAACGGAGATTATGCACCACCCAAATGGCCATGGAAGAGGGAGTACTGGAAGCCCACGCCGGACAATCGTATTCGGGAACTGGTGAAAGCTGGTGCCCTGATATGTGCAGAGATTGAACGCCTCCAGCGCCTGGAAGAAAAGCAAAACACAAACCAAACAGTTTAGCCATGCTCACCCTCTCCCACCTATTACACTACATCTTTTACCGCCCACGTGGCCGTAAACACACACAATTTTGGAACGAGAAGATAAGACAGGTACAGGAGATGAGAGACAGGAGATTGAATAATAAAAAACAACAATAAACTATGAAGGTAAAGACAGTCACTTATGCCCGGTTAGTGAATACCGGCAACTACGAACACGAACGGTTTGAGCTGACCGTAGAACTCGAAGAAGGCGATACGCCAAACGAAGCCATTAACCGCGCCCGCCTATTCATAGACTCTAAAAGGAGCAAGGGGAAGATTGAAGAATGGCAATATCAGAACGCTCTGAAAGTAACGAACGATCCGCTCAACCACACAGGCCAGCAAGTTAATGATGCCCATGAACTGATAAAGAAATGGGAGGCACAAAATACGGACGAACTGCCATTTTAGGGGATACAGAGAATGCCAACCGGTTCGTTGCCGGTTATCCTCTCTAAGTAACTCACATACAATGAAACTCGAAAAAAACACAGCTGAATTTTGGGACGCAGTGGCTGCGAATGTGGAGTGGGAAGCAATAGAGATGAACGAAGGACACCAGTTGCGGGCAATAATTCCCTGTATAAATGGGAGGCGATACACATTCGATTACTGGCCTAAAAAACGAAAGATCACCCTAGTTGGATCAAATGTTTTTAAGGTTGTGGGCGATAGAAATACAGTTGGCGGCTTCATTGACAGCTACATCAGGAAGACACTGAAGACAATCCCTGTAAAGCGATTTAAACCCGCACAAAACACAGAAAAGTAAATCACATTATAAACCACAAACACAAAGCAACATGAGTACCGCAATAGCTAAAATCAATGGCGGTTCGTTAATGACGGAAGCAACTTTTTCAGCTGGCAAACTAAAGTCCGCTGAAGAGTTCCTGAAAAAGCTGAATGAAGCGCCGCCAGAAAACGAATTGAAGCCAACCCCAGACGGTCGGGCGCGGACCCTTCCGATATCCTTTGTCCAAATGAAGCTGGACGAAATCTACATAGGCCAGTGGGGTACAACAGAACTAAGGCTGACGCAGATAGGGAATGAGATTATTGGCAACCTGGTATTGTGGGTTATTCACCCCATAACTGGCCTGAAAATAGAGCGCCCTGGTACTGCTGCCGTCCAAATTACTGTTGATGCCGTACCTGCCCACCTAAAATTTGACAAGGGGGATTCCCCAGAGCTTACCGCACAGAAAAATAAAGACCGTAACTCCTGGGCTTTAGACATGCAGAATAAGAAGCCCAACGCTCTCTACTTGGCCGCGCCAAAACTCAAATCGGAGGCATTAAAAAATGCAGCCGCCACCCTGGGTAAAGTTTTCGGACGGGACATCAACCGTAAGTTGGACGATGTGGATAACTATGAATCCATTTACACCGACGAAATACAAGTAAATGAGGTTAAGGCAGAAGTTGAGGAAAAATTCAACAACTGCACCACGCAGGAAGCGCTTGCCGCGATATGGACCGAATATAAGGCGTTACAGAGTAACCCACAGTTTAAGAAACTCTTTTCCTCTAAAAAAGCACAACTATCATTCAAATGACACCACTACAAGCAGTAGAGACGTGGAAGGCAGAACGTATTGGTAAGTTCACGGCAAGCGATATTCATAAGCTAATGCAGTCCGGTAAAAAGAAGGACGAATACTTTGGCACCGGAGCATTAACCTACATCTATGAGACGGTTGCTGAGGTTATAACCGGGGAAGTTCCTGAGGTTACCGCCAAGGCAATAGAATGGGGATGGGCAAATGAATATGACGCTATCCTGGAGTACGAAAAGAGAATGAACGTGCCGGTTAATTACTACGGAAGCGGGCAGCCCAAATTTGTCCTATATAATGAAGTAGCTGGGGGATCACCTGATGGAGAGGTGGGCCTAACCACATTAGTTGAGGTTAAATGCCCGTACAACTCCGGAAATCACATCAAGTTCCTCAATATGGAGACGCAGGAGCAGTTGAAAAAAGACAATTTTGACTACTACTGCCAGACGCAAATGAACCTTCTCTGCACTAACCGAGAGCTCGCCCACTTTATTAGCTACGACCCCCGAGTAATTGATCACCGGTTGCGCCTGGCTATACTGGACGTAAAAAGAGATGAAGAACTAATCACCGAAATAAAGGCCAGAATCTCAGCTGCCACCCTGATCGTAAAATCATTATTATCAAAACTCGCTATATGACAACATTAGTCGGCCGCACCTTCTCCTACCGGTACCACGGGAAGGAGGTAACCCGGAAAGTAATTAAAATGATTATCCGGAAAACGAAACGGATATACGAACTGCTGGACCCTACCACCCATCTGCACAGCGAGGCGTACGCGGACCAGTTTGATAAAGCCTTCAAGCACCGGCCCACCGGCCCCGTAATACGGGACAAAAAACATAAGGGCAACCACATTACTTCAAAACAGCTTAATAATCTATACTAATGTCAAATGTTATTGGGCTAAGCGCCTACCACGAAGAGAACCTACGCAAGCTGGCGGCACACTTGCTACCGGGAAATCTGGAAACGGACTTTGATATGGCGTTTTACACGTCTTACTCCAGATCAATAGAAGACTCTGCCATTGATTGCGGCACTGCTGGGTGTGCCAAGGGTCACGGGCCAAGTGCTGGCATACCAAAATTTCATTACGAGACGTGGAACGATTATGGGCTACGTGTTTTTGGGATGAAAGTAAAAACTTTGGAATGGGAGTGGGTGTTTAGTGGAGATTGGTATTCGACTGACAATACCCCGGAAGGAGCCGCCAAAAGAATATTGCATCTACTTGAATCCGGAGTGCCGGATAATTGGTGCAATCAGCTTAACGGGTATGCCCCACTCTGTTACCTCTAAACAATAACACATGCAGCAATTGACATTACAGTTTGAAACGTGCAGCCCGATAAATGTTGATAAGCTGTGCAAACAGAACAAACAGGTATACGACCATCTTTCATCCGGACGAACGTTAACCCTCCTGCAGGCGGATCACCTATATGGCATACGGCACCTTCACTCAAGGATCTCCGATTTGCGTAACCGGAACAACATAAGAATTTACGACAGGACAATAACAGTACCGGACAGGCACGGAATCAAGGTAAAGTGCAAGGAATACAGCTTAAACCAATTCACAAACTAAAAATATTATGACCCAGACATCAACTACATACGAATATGGGGCCATGTCCTCCCGGTTCTCCCTCGAAGCAGAAAACAAACTGACGGCCTATGCCACAATGTGCCTGCATTATAATGGGAACTACAGCCTTATCGCACTATATGCACCGCAGGAATGCAAGGACGATCAATGGCTTTCTTTCGGCGGACCAAATGAAAAGTTGGAGAGCCTTTTTGGCGGACATGGCAAGATGGAAGAGTATATCGAGCAAAATATCGAAGCCATTAAGGCGTGTTACAATACCATTAAACGGTTAGTGTAATGGGACAGAGAGGCAAACCAGTAATAAAGTGCGACCTGGAGGGAAACGAGGTGGCCCGGTATGAGGATATCCACGAAGCTTGCGAAAAGGAAGGGCTGACGAAACCAGGCCTTTACAATAAAATCGCCACCAGCGCTAAGGGGAAAGGGTGCTGCTTCAGGTTCGGCCATAGGCCATCTGCTCACGAGATCCGGGACAAACCGAAAACCCCACCCCGCGAGGGAAATCCGTTTCCTTGGGAGAAGAACGGGGTATTTAGCCCTGATGGATGGGCGGACGCATGTATTTATTAATCACAACATTTAGAGGGGTATGGCGAGAGACAGAATGATCCGGAAAAAGTTTTGGGACGACAGGAAACTAGCCAAAGTGAGTAGGGATTCAAGGTTAACTTTTATAGGGATTTGGAACCTTGCAGACGACTTGGGGATAGTGGTAGCGGACCACATTTTCCTCAAATCGAAGGTCTACCCGTTCGATAATATCCCCGTCCAGGCGTTCGACAAGTGGCTGGGGGAACTAAAATCGCACGGATTTATAAAGGAGTTTGTATATGGTGGGGATATCTTCTACTTCCTTCCCAACTTCAAAAAACACCAGACTATAAACAGGCCAAATTACGATGACTTAAACATTATTAAGGAGATAGCAGAAAAAATTATTGACTCTTTAACTGATCAATCAGTGAATATTCACGGATCAATCAGTGATCAATCAGTGAAAAATCATGATGGCATCAGTGATGGATCAGTGCCTAAAGAAGAAATAGAATATAAAAAAGAAAGTAAAGAAGAAGAAGAAGAAGAAGAAACCGCGTCGCCATCATCCCTTTTTGGTGACAGTACGGTAAAGCACATTGACGATTTGATGCCTGACTGCTTGAAGGACCGCGTGTACTACGTTGAGCATATATGCAGACAACTAAAGATCACCCCTGAATCTGTCCCTAAGTACCTGGAAGACTTCAATTCTTACCTGAAATCAACTGCCGTCACTATGAAGACAGTAAAGGATTACCGGGTGCATTCTCAAAACTGGATCAGGAAGAAGGTAGAAAGGGAGGGGCAAAACAATAAGCCTGAACAACAATCACTTTACAAAAAAGCAGATGCGAGCAGATACCAGTAGTTTCTACAAGGCAGGAATTCATTACAGTGTGGACATAGAGCGGACGCTTTTAGGGGCCTGTATGTTGGAGCAAACGGCATTTGGAAGGATTATACAGCTGCTGGACGGGCACGTTTTTTACCATGATGCAAACCGAATAGTATTCGACGCCTTCAAGGAAATGTGGGATAAATCAGTACCTGTCAATGATATGTCGCTGGTCCTGTCGTACCTGAGCAGAGAAAAGGGCATTCAAAGACTGGACGACGCCAACACCGGCTATTACCTGATACTGATATCCCGGGACGTGGTATCTACGGCGAACCTTGAACGATACGCGATTATTCTGCGCGAAATGTACATAGAAAGGGAACTCATACGGATTACCCAATCCGGACTAAGCAAGGAGGCCGATACAGGGGCCGAGATTTCCCGGCTGCAGCAGGAACTGAATCAACTCATGTTCAAAAAATCTACAGACAACTGGCAGGACATGAGCGCGGTACTGGTGAAGTTAATGCAGCACATGGACAACGTAAGGGGCAAGGACATGATCGGAGTTACAACCGGCTTTAAAACACTGGATCAGTATACCGGCGGATGGGCAGAGGGCGGCATGTACATTATCGGAGCACGGCCATCTGTCGGGAAATCTGCCCTATTGGGCAAGATGGTGATAAAGGCGGCTCAAGCCGGTAAGCACGTAGGAGTAGTTAGTTTAGAAATGCCGGACATACAGATTGGGGCGCGTTTGGCCAGCATGGAAAGCGATATAGAGTTTTGGCGCATATTCAGGGCAAAAATCGAAGATCAGCAGGCGAGTGATAGATTATACCATCAGATGGGAGAACTGGCAAATTTGCCTATCAAAATTAGCGATAAAACGCAAGTTAACTTAACCGACATAAAGGCCAAAGTAATTCAGCTGAAACACCGGGGACAATTGGATGTGCTTTTTATCGACTACCTGCAGCTGATGGACGCTGATCCTTCTGCCAAAAGCAATAACAGGGAGCAGGAGGTCGCGAAGATATCTAGGGGTTTGAAAATCTTGGCCATGGAGTACAGCATACCAATTATCGTGCTTTGCCAGTTGAACCGTGAATCTGAAAAGCGGAATGACAAGCGCCCGCGCCTGGCAGATCTCCGTGAATCCGGGAGTCTTGAACAAGATGCAGATGGAACCCTCCTACTGCACCGGCCCTGGATGGCAGGTATACAGACCAATGAACAGGGAGAAAGTACAGAGTGCATGGCTGAATTGATAATTGCCAAGTGGAGAAACGGGCAGGCAAATATAGTCATTGACCTGGGGTTTGACGGGGAGAAAATGAGGTTTTACGATCCAGCAGAACAGAACAGATTCAAGCCCCTGCCTAAAAATTATTACGAATCAGAAAAAGAAGATGATGAACCATTTTAAGTGTTGCAAGAAGTGCGGGAAGAGTAAGACGCTGTCTGAATTCCACCGAAATGAGAAATGCCCGGACGGGTACCAGTACAACTGCAAAGACTGTATTAACCCCGGGATTAAGGAACGCGCCAGGAGAAAACGAGAGGAGGCGAAGCTATGGAGCCCAATATAAACAAAACAATATCGGCCAATCTGCAATTCCTTCGCAGGTCCAATGGTTACACGCGGAAACGACTAGCAGAGGTAGCGGAGACTAACGAGGCTTCTATCAATTCCTATATCGAAGAACGGGCGCGGGCGCCATTGGAGGTGCTAATTAGAATATCGGACCACTTCAAGTTACCGCTTGATGAGCTGGTACGAGTTGACCTGAAAACCCGGTACGTCTGCCAGATGATCTGCCGGATGGATCGTATTGATGAGAAAAAATTAAAAACGGAGGAATGAAACAGACGATATACGGAACGGTACCCAGCAAAAGCAATTCTTACCGGATCATTACAATCAACGGGCATGCATCCCTGGCTAAGAGACCGGCACTTGCCCGGTATGAGAAGGATTTTTACATACAGTGTAACCATTACCGGGATGCGGGCATTGACGGATACTTTGAACTGCACTTAGACGTATACTACCCCAACCAGCGAGCAGACCTAGATAACAGCCTAAAAGTGGTGTTGGACTGCCTTCAGCGGGTCAAGGCGATAAAGAACGACAATAAGGCTGTAGGGTTGTTTGTAAGGAAGTTCCTGGATAAGGCCAATCCTCGCATTGAATTTCAATTAATAACGGTTTAGCCGTGAGCAGTTACCTGGAATACCGCCGCGCACTGAAGAACGGCACTGCTACGCCGCAGGCGAAGAAGAAGCCCACGAAGATCCGGCCCTTCAGCAAGAAGCGGGAGAAGATCAACAGGGTGTACGCGAAGAAATCCCGGCCGTTCTGGAAGGGCAAGGATTGCGAAATAAAGCTTCCTGGATGCACTGGTAAGGCGCAGTGTATAAACCACAAGAAAGGCAAGGCGACCACTGCCCTCCTGATGGATGAAAGGTTTTGGGAGGCCTCCTGCTTCTACTGTAACGGAGAAATAGAGAATAAAAATCAATGGGCCGTGGATAATGGGCATAAACTTTCAAGAAACAATAAATATTAATATGAGTGCGCCACACATACATGCTATTTCGTCTGCCAAAAAATACGGCGGAGTGATGGACGACTACATGGAAATCCATGCGAAGATGGACTGTAGCAAAGGGTATTTCCCGGACAACCGGCACAGGGTATTGACTCACACAATGTTTTGGATTCAGGAGGTAATGCTGCCAATATTCGGGCATGTAATGACAAACTCAGACGGGAAGATCGTATCAGTTAAGGATATATGTGAGCAACATATCTTGGAAGACTACCGACAGAAATTCATTCCAACCCCTCAGGACTTTATTCAAGAAATGGAGTTTAAGGACTGGATGCAAAACGGCCGCAGTGTGCCGGAATCCTGCAAAAAGCTATACAAGGCTAAACGAGATTTTTCACAATCAAATATAGACTAACATGGAAATTTTGGACAAGATCAAGCAGTCCCTTGCGGAGTTCGAAGAGAAAAAGAAGGCATATGTGGCCGAATTACAAAAGGAATTCCCGGGCATTATTCAGCCCCTGTTACTCCAGTGCGATCAAATTAAAAGCATCTCATGGACTCAGTATACCCCTTATTTTAATGACGGAGATGAATGCACATTTGGGGTCCACAATGATGATCTTGAGGTGAATGGGCAAGACCTATATGATCTGGAAGGATACGAACTATCCTACAGCAGAAAAGACAGGGAGCCTAGCCAATTGGAGAGGGCTGTTGACGACATTCGTTCTGCTTTGTCTGAAATTCCTGATGATTTTTACCTGGCCCTTTTCGGGAATCACGTAAAGGTGACGATCAACCGAGACGGTACTATCGAAAAAGAGGAGTACGAACACGAATAATTAAAAGGGAGGCCGACCCCTCCCTTGTCTTAAAAACTGCAATCTGTAATATGACACTGGAAGAAAGATTAAATCAGACCATTTCTGAACTGGAAGAGAAAAACGAAGTGCTTGAACAAGAAATTGAGGATGTAAAGCGCCAGTATGATCTTACCCGGACTGCTTGGCAAATTCATCAACCGTTTACAAACGATGAGTTTCCCCAGCAAATGCCATACCCTCGCCTTGAAATGAGGATGAACAGGGTTTCACCGGATGACTGGTACAGTATCGAATGGGTGTATGGGTTGGTATACCGGCACTATGGGGACGTATCAGGGAAAATTCTTCTATTCATCCCAATGAGCCGAACTACATCAGACGGTGGCAGCGGAGAATTCAGCTCCAGATGCCCGGGAGGTAAATTAGACCTCCCTTTCAGGGATGGACACCACATTCGTGCAGACGCTATGCTATTGGGGCTACCCGCTTTCATTATCTGCCGGGAGAAAAACATCTGTCAGAAAATAGATTTGATGACACTGGATATCTCACACATGAGATCCGAACAAACGAAACACTAATATGATACTCGCATTTTCTCAAATCAACCCGAAAACAAAGGAGCCTACCGGGTTTGTCGATAAGATACTGACCGGCAAGAAGATTCACACCATCCGGAGCGGTAATCGCTGGCGTGCAGGGGCAACCATTCAGATGGCAACCGGTGTCCGAACAGAAGACTACAACCAGTTCAACAGGGGCTATCCTGATCTGCAGATGTGCCGGTCAACGCAAACCATCCAGATCAGGCCAGCAGAGGAGATGAACGGCTCCAAGATATATGTAGACGGACGACTGCTGAATATGGACGAAGCTGTTACCCTCGCCCACAATGATGGGTTCCCTCACTTAGCTGCTTTCTGGACCTGGTTCAACGAGGACTTTGACGGGCAATTGGTTCACTGGACAGATTTTAAATATTGACTATGAAACGACACGAACGCAGCCGGATAAGCCGAATTAATAAAGTTGAGCAGGACGCGAAGGTTAAGTACTGCTACATCATCAAGGCTGGATGGTATTATAGAGAGCATTCCTGCGGATATACTGAACATGTAACTGAAGCGGGTGTCTACAGAAAGGAGGTGGCAATAAAAATATGTAAGCTATGCATTATAGAGGAGCCGATCCCCATCAATGCGCAGAAGCATAACCAACAAATTATCAAACAAATAACCGCGCTGGCAAGCAGGATTATAAAGCAGTAACCGTACCGGGCAACGCTCCCGGCAGATAATGACATACGAACAAAATATAAGATATCGGGCAGAGACGATAGCCGCAGCACTTTACCCGAAAACGTACCAGTTCGCGAAAAAGATGGAGACCAAGCACGGATCTAACCCGTCATGGACGACCAGCTACTACAAAAAGCAACTCGCGTACATGATAGAAATGGTGATGCCTATAGCTGTACTGTCACTGGAATGGTCGGCAGAGGACTACGGAGCAGGACATCATGACGGATGGATGGCGAAGGCTGGCAATTACGCTGGATTTGGTGCCCCCTCCTTGCAGGAGGGATTGGTAAAGAGCGGGCTAGTTTCTGATCATAAAAATATAACTCAATGATATGCAACATGATACTCACACCGCAACAAGCGAAGATCCCCAGCGAACATTTTGATTTTTCACAATGGGAGGCCGCGTTCGATTACTACTATGCAACGTGTGCTGTTCACGGGGTCGACAAGGTACAATTCGTATACTCACAACATCCCTACACCTCCGGCTATTGGGTAGAACCTGCAGGTTGCGAATGCTCCGTAGGGGATGATTTGATACCTGCGGAACGAGTCGAAGAACTGAGGTTGAAGATAGAGCGGGAAATCATTTCAGCGAACGATGAATCGCGAACACCCAAATTTGTAACCCTATGAAGGATGAAAGCACCCCACCCATTGACGTATTGCAGGAAAGCTGCCCGGTTTGCGGGAGCCGTCACATAGACTGCGTTACGGAGTGGGAAACGGGAGAAGAAAATCTGGAATACCGGCAATGCCTTGAATGCGGCTGGAGATTTGAATAACTATAAACGAACCGAAATGACAAGCCAGCAAAAGCTTAAAACGATAGTAGCACTAACAGGGTGGCGCCCCGCAGCCACAGAGGAAGGCCTTATACTGTCACCTAAAACCGCTGCTGGATAATGATGATAACGGTTGGCCGTGGGAGGTATGGTGAGTCGATCCGCGGCATACGCTTCAACGCCTCTGGGAGAACATAAATGGTATCGTGATCTGGAGTGCTAATTTGTGGCTGTGAGTTGTGAACCTCGGGGCTGTAAAAAGATAAGTAAATCAATAGTAGGCATCGAAGGAATTTTTCAAAGCGTTTAAACCATTTCTTTGCTACTTTCTTTGGGAATTTTATTGTAATCATCATTTGGGTTTAATCATGGGTATATATCTTGGTTTGTCTTTTTCGCCATTTGAAGGGACTGGTAATTAAAAAAATGTGAAGATTTTTTATTCGTCATAGGATAGGAAGGTTAATAATGCAAAGATATTACCTAGTTCAATATCGCCCAAGCATTAACAGCCAATGCCGACAGGTATTTTGCCATTATATAGCGTTAACATAAAAATCAAATAAAACGGCCCGGTAGGGCGTGAAGTATGAGGTATTTTCTAATAACATACAACGCGCGTAATGAGCGCAAAGAGGGATACGGGGCTTTATGGTTTCCTATGGACGGCTTCCCAAGTAATAAATTCATACGTCATCAGGCGACTAAAGACGGACTGATGGCCTCCAAGGATATCGTTATAACGAACATTTTCGAGTTCAAAAGTGAACAAGACTACAAGGATTTTGTGAGCGAAAATTAAAGTAAATTTGTGAGTGATGCAGAAGGAAGAGAAGACGATGATGAAGGCCATAGCATTATGCTTTAAGCCCTACCTGAAGCCCGAAGAGGCATATATTTATACCAATTTGGAACGGACCAGATTCCAAAAGAAGTGCGAGGAGTTCGGAATCCACAAGAACGCCGCCGGATACTTTAAGCGGGACGACCTGGACGACATGATGAGCGGCAAGCCATCCCGAATATTAGAAGCAGCAAATAAGATCAGATTATGAGGGGAGGTTTTTTATCGCCTCCTCCCCTGATTTTTTCTTATACCGTTGGTATGTTTTGTGAACGTATTTCGTAGTTGTATGTCCCAGCAGCCCGGCTACCGTAGCTACGTCTACCCCGGCATCTTGGAGCAGAACAGACATAGAGTGCCGGAGAGAATGCCAAGTTATGTGCTTGGCTATTCCCGCCTTCTTTACCCATTCCTTCAATGATTTATTCGCCCCGTCTGCCGTTGGCAGATTAAATACCCTTCCTTTACTCCGTTCTCCGATTGCTAGCTTTGCATTTTCGTGAAGTGGCACTTCTACCCGAAACCCGGTTTTCTTCTGCGCTTTTAGGAGGATACTATTTTCTTTTACATCAACCCATTCAAGCGGCTCCACATCACACCACCTCAGACCGGTATATAATGAAAATATAGCGGCTTTTTTCACTTCCTGATTGGAGCAAGGGAACTTCATCAGCTTAATATATTCTGATGCCTCCAGAATATCCTTTTGCCCGCTAGGGTGCGCCTTGGTCTTTACATCTGCTGCCGGATTAATCCTAAAATACCCTTCCTTCGTGGCTGCTTTCATTACTCGCTTGAATCTCATAAAGTAATCGGCTGGCGTTTCTCCGTTAAGGTTATCTAGCAGGTAGCTTCGGAATCTCTCGCAAAGGTTCTCTGTGATCTCTCCTGCGCTTATGTGTGCCTTACCGTGAAATTTCTTGAAAGCCTCCAGACAGCAAGAGAGGCTGCGGTTGCCCGGCCGCTCATTAGCGCTTACAAACGCCTGAAAATAATCAAAGAAGTTACTTTTTAATTTATGAGCAGGCACATGACCGGATGCGATCGCCTGCAGGTCTAAAGTCATTTGCGACCGCTTAGTTTCCAAGATTGCCAGCGCGTCCTTATTAAATTGCTTCTGCGTAGAGTCTTTGGGTTTAGCCCACGTATAAATGCCTGATGCCTTTCTTTGGCCAGCGCCTTTGCCCCATTCGAGATAATACCATACCTTAGCCTTATCCCTTGAGGTTTTAGATGAGATTGTGATGTTCGCCAT